ATAAATTATATGATATTAATTTATTAAAAAACAGATTATCTTGGAAAAAAGCAAAAGATGTTAAAGTCGGGAATTATGTTGCATATCCAATTCCAGAATCTAAAGATGAAGAAATTGTAATAGACTTAGGATTATTAGTTCCAGAATATGTTTCAACAGAAAAATATATTTATACGTCTAAGGTTAGAAACAAACAGTTTGTTGAGATTTATGAATATTTAGAAAATAATGGCGTTCCAACTTTTAAAAGAGGAGAACGAAAATTATTTTTAGAAAAAATGAGATGGAACGATATAACATATGAAAATGTTCAAGCAAAATTTAGGAATAAAAAAGTATTAAAAAGAATTCCTAGAAAATTTGTATTAACAAAACAAATATGTTATGCGTTTGGTCTTTATCTTGCAGAAGGCTGGAACGATGGATGCTGGGTTGGAATGGCTCATAATGTAAATGAAAGAGACTACGCATATAACGCATTCATAGGATTTAAACAAATAGATCCAAATATTAATTTTTCTTTTAAAAGAATTAATAAAACAAATGGCGCTTATTCTGGTTTTGGATCTTCTATTATTGCTTCGCTTTTAGATAAATTATTTAGTAAGGGTGCACATAATAAAAAAATACCAGAATTTTTTTGGAACGCAAAAAAAGAATGTGTTCTTGGGCTATTAGAAGGATATATTTGTGGAGATGGCTGTAATCTTATAACAAAAACTGGTTTTGGTTCAGTAGTAGAAAAGATTAATGTTACATCTTGCAATAAAAAATTGTTGTATCAAGTAAGAAAATTATTATTAAGATTTAATATTGTTGGTTCGATAAATATTCACAATAAAAAATCTAAAAAAATTAAAATTAATAAATATATTGTGACATCCGGAATTGCTTATACTTTAAGTGTTAGAGGTAAAAAAGCATCTATATTATCTGAATTATTATTTGGTAAATCATTATTGCCAATAAATAATAAGGCAAGAGAATCTTATCATCATTATATAAGTAATGGATATTTATATTTAAGAATTGAAGATATTAAAGAAATAGACACAGTTAAAGAAGTTTATGGTTATCAAGTTAATCAAAATAATTCTTTCTGTGTTGTAGGTTTCGCTACTCATAATACTAAGCTCATAAATGGTGAGGCTCGTCTTCCTGGTGCAGGGTATGAAGCTATTAATCAGTTGCATCCAGACCAATTCGCTTCTGATGGATATGGCGCTATTGATCGATACAAAATATTAGCCGATATAGCTCCTAATAGTCCAGAATATAAATATTGGAAACAAATCGTTAAGATGATGAACTCTGACGAAGCCAAAAAAGTATTACAAGATACTGAAGAAATGGTTAAACATCAGGGTAAAAAACACGATTTCTTTAATTATAAATTCTTAGGTAAAACTACTGTATCTCAAGATGGCCATATCGAAGAAGTATTATCTAACGGTAAATTTAAAATTGCTGGCGACGATCGTTTATATCAAATTGCCGGTGTTAAATTTAAAGAAAACGGATTTATGTCGAAACAGCAATTATTACAAGTTATCCAACCAGGACAACGTGTAACAATGCGTATCGACGATGAAGAACGTACCGATAATCCAGATGCACCACAAGCTCCGATTCGTGCAGCTCTATTCTTGAATGGTGAAAATATTTCAGACACATTACGAGAAGTAGGCTTAGCTGAATATGATATGGACGATAGCTCTGCTGCTGGTGCATATGCTAACTATAATACGTTTGGGCGTATTTTTGGTAGTGCTGCCGAATTAGTAACGCATGCACAAATTCCGATTTTGCATAGTCAGTTTATGAGAATTAATGATCCATTAGAAGAATATCGTAGCGATCAATTATACGGTAGTGGATTTTCTTCATGGGAAGACATTATCGATACAATGCTTGTTCCGACATTCGAGCAAAGTAAAACATCGTTCGTAAAAGATTTGGTAGCCGATAGTGCATATCGTTATTATAAAGGCATAAACAGTCGAGCTTTAGATAATGTTTCTAAATCTAGATTAGCTGTTGCTAAATTTGCTTCGACATATTTAGATGGCCCAGCACTAGCCGGTGAAATCACAGGTCGTTTTACTTTTGTTGGCGCGAATGCTGTTGAACGAAAAGAAAAATTATCTCGTGCATTTAGATTTGCCGGCAATGCATTTGCAATGGCAACATCGACCGACGATCCTATGTATGCTACTTATGCATGGGGACGTATGGGTTACGATATCGGCAGCCATTTAAATCTGTTCGATAAGTTCATTTCCGATGAGTCTTCTATCGGTAGATTTGCCGAACATTTATTTGGTAGCGTCGATAACAAAGGTATTGAAAGTTTAGTCGATTTTGCTAAACGAACTCGTGCTAGTCGTATGCTACAAGCTGCCGCTTTTGCCGGTACTGGTTTAGCGATTGCATTAGCTAAGAATAATCCGATTACCGAAGCTCTCGGTCTCGATCATGTATATACTCCAGACAACGTAGAAAAACGTTGGGATACAGAAGAATATTTCGATAGACTTCGTTATATAAAATATATGGGTCTATACGAAGCAGCTAAAGAAAAAGCTAAAGCCGAAGAAGGCGTCGATGTCGATAAATTATATCAACATCAAGAAGCTCTTCGTGCCGAAATGGATGGCGATGTATCGATTACCGATATGATGGCATCCGTATTGACTTCTGGTACTCCGTCTAATGATCCATTAGCGCAATGGATTAATAAAAAGTTCGGTCGTTTAAGTGAAGATATGACAACACTTGCTGCCGGTGAATGGACAGAACAAGCTATTATGTATCATCAAGTAGCTGAGTCTACTGTATATGCATTAAATAAAGATAGTGAATATTCCGATATTATTCGTGCATTACCTAGCACCGAAAAAGAATATTTCGTCGAGTTTGCTAAAGTAACGAACGAGAAACAGCGCCGAGCTATTTTACGTAACGTATCTCCATCGTTAGCTAAAGCGTTAAGACTTGTATGGTATCAAGAAGAAACTGAAACAGAATCTAATGAATCATACTTTACGACTCATAATCTTCCTGGACCATTATGGCAAGGTTGGGAAGCATCTTCTAACCTTGAAGATATTAAGGCAAAAGTAATATATAACGAAGGAATGCAATTTGCAGACTTCGGAATTTATTCTTCGACATATGAAGATCCAGAAGTTATCAATGCTCCTAATATAGAGAATATTAGGAACGGCGATGATCCTATTACTGTCCGAGCTAAAATTAATACTGTATTAAGTGGTATCGGTTTAACCGAAAAACAAATACAGGTGAATCCTACGCAACAAGATGGTATAATAAATATAGTAACTAATGTAACTTCTGTTCTTGGTTACAAAATAGACAAAGCGTTATCATTCTTATAGAAGGATTAAATAATGGATCAAGATTTTACTTATATAACTAGGAGACCGATATACGATGCTTTTAATAAAGAATCGTTTGGTCCTCCTAGTCATCTTATTGAATTATTAGAAAAAGCAAATTTAAATAAAAGAAAGGATATGACGCTGGCGATTGAGTCAGCGTCTAACTCCGCTTTATCGTTAAATAATAAAGCTAAGGCATTGCCGTCTCCTGACGCAAAACCTTATTTCTTCGATATCGAAACAATCCCGTCTGTACTCGTAAATGTCGACGGTCAAGATAGAGCAATTAGAACGCCAGATATTATTTGGCAGTATGCTGCAAAAGACGAGAGCGGTACTCGTGTCGTTATGAATGGCTTAACAAAAGATCAAGCATCTTTGTTACGATTAAAATTTGATAACGGTACATTTAATTATGATACCGCAACTCGAGAAGAAAAAGTTGCTTACGATACACTAGCTCGTATCGGTAAGAACGCAAATAATATGAGTTCTGGCGGTGCACTTGAAGCACTAACAGATGCCGACGATAAGACCAAATTAATTGGGCGTGGTATCGATTATTTATCTAACAACCATCAAGATGGTTTAAATAATATAGCTAGAGAAATAGATCAACATATTTCTTCTGGTACACAAGTAATCGGTTTTAACAGTCAGTTCTTCGACGTAAATAAAGTATCGACTGCTTTGCGTGAGTCTCCTGATATCACGAGAACATTAGGGACAAGAGCAGTTAATAAAATAGCGACTAAAAATCATTTCGATATTTTTAAGACGATTAAAACAGCTATTACGTTAGACCCTGAAGCGATGTCTCGAGCTTATAAAGATTCTATATTGCGTGGGGCTAAACAAACTAAAGGTGGTCGACTTGGAGCCTATTATATTAAAGGCTCTAGTTTACGACAAGAAGATTTTGCTCGTATGCTCGGTATCGATGTATCTAAAGCCCATGATGCCGGCGCCGATATTTCTGTATTAGAGCAATTATATAACAATGAATATTTCCGATCTTATTTAGAATCAGCTTCTAAAATAATTGCCGAAAATAAATCGACAATGCAAGAGATTAAAGCTGGTACATTCGTAAGCAATATTAATTCTGTATGGGGAAGAAACTCTGGTCTATTAACGTTTGAACGTAATGGTGGAGAATATATTTTCCCAGAATATAATATGCGTCATGTCGACGGTAAAAATTATACTGCATATCGAGGTTCTACTTTTAAGACGAATGCTGTTTATGAAGTAAGTAAAGTAATGAAGCTCGATCATAACGATCTTAATCTCGGTCGTTATATAGCAGAAAATGCCGGTCAACTCGGTATTAATGGTAGCCATGATTTACACATGGTAGAATTAACTGGCGGCGATGGAGCATTACGATATATTGTCGGAACAAAAGAAAACTTAGAAAATCAATTTATGGAATCTTTTGTACCGATTGCTCAACGAACTAAAGACGGCATGCAATATAATATGCCTGGCATGAAAATTGCGACTAATTCTTTAGGTATCGGTATGGCAAATACGGCAGAAGATACTTTTAATAATTTATTAGTACATTCTTATCAACGACAATCTCGTGGTAACGTTATCGATAAAATTCAGTCTGCGACTTATAGTCGAGAAAACTTTGTTATCGATCCTATCGTTAGTACGTTCTCTACTAAAAAACAACAATTAGCTGCCGCAACAATTCTTCAAGATCATATCGAGTTAGGTAAATCTGTTGCTGAAGCAATGTCAGGATATTCGATTGAAGATCTTGGCGGTATCGATAAGGGAGCATTTGCTCGTTCGATCGAAAAAATAGCAGCCGGAATGAAAGAACGATATAATCCTGAAAAAGGATATATCCCGTCATTCGGTGCCGTTAAAGAAATTTTAAATAATATTAATTCTAAAGATAATCATTTCTTAATCTCGACAGCAGCAAGAGAAATCGCGGCAAGTGGATTAGAACATGACAAGATTGCATCCGATTATGTAATGCAATCTGTGATGAATGAATATACTCGTATGATTCGTAATCATGAAGTATCTTATGATTCTCGTTTTAGAATTGACGATAAATTCTTGGCAGGACTCGCCGGCCCTCAAAATCTTAGTGGCGTAGAATTTAGTTTAAGTCTAAAAGAAAAAGACTTTAATATGGCTGCTGCTACACTCGAGAAGAAGCTTAGAACTTACGGTACTAATAAGACGATTACTCCGACACAATTAATCGATCGCTTTAATTATTTTGCGACCAAGCTCGAAAAGCGTGGCGGTGCATTATCTAACATTACTAAACGTTTTAACGATTTAAAAGCTAAAGACGATGTATCATTTAGAGATATGTCTGAATTCTTTATTCGAGAATTACAAACATATCAACAACGTAATCCTCATGACGAAGCATTTAGAAGTTTCGATTTAACTCCTGGTAAAGCAATTATAACTTCTGATGCTCAAAAAACTGTATTAAGATCGGTAGCTAAATCTGCGGCAAATGGTTTAAGTAAAAGCCCTCTCGATGCAAGTGAACGATTAAAAGGCTATTTAATGAATGGCCTTACAGAAGATATGTTTGTCGATCGTTATAAAGGTCTTGTGCCTGATAAAGTATTATCGGCTCGATTTAATACGATCGAAAAACAAATGCAAGGTATTGCTAACCAAATTGTAGCTAGCTTAGGTAATAATGCTAATTTATCGATTAGAGGTAATACTGTCGCTATTGTCGAAGGTAATAAGTTCTACGATATCAGCAAATATTTATCTCGAGTAGTATATGCTAATGGCGGTAATTTTGCTTTCCAACACGGCAACAGTGTTGTCGATATGAGTTTTGTCGAGCGAGCCGTTAAATCTGTTCATATGGATGGCGGCGAAGCAAAAGTAAAACCGGCATTACAATATGTAGCAAGAGAATTATCTAATTTTGATCATATACTTCCGTCTGTTAAAGGATGGTTAAAAACCGATAAGAATGCTAGTATCGGTGAAGTATTAACTAACGTTCTTAAAAATGCTCAAGCAAATCCTAATAAAATAGGTTTATCTCCTGGAGATAAAGGTTTTGATGTAACTAAGCCAGAATTATTAAGACTGTCCGATTTAAATATCGCACAAAAAAATCTTATCGACCATAAAGCAGAGATCATGAGATCTCTTCCTGAGTTATTTAACACTAACGTATTAACTGTCGACCATTTTGTTAAGATGGGCGTTGTTGAACAGGGCGCTGGCCGAGACGACGTAATTAATTTCTTTAAGACAATTAATCCAGCATGGGATGGTAACGGAGATTTATTTAAAGATATGGTTCCGTCTAGTAAATCCCAGAATGCAATTAATGCATTGCTTAACCCTAAAGATCCATCTAAAGGATTAAATGCAGTATTACACGATGAGTCATTTATCGAAAAGAATTTTGTCGGCGTCGATATTTATGATTTTAAATATGACGACAACGGTAAAATTATTTCTAACGATGATGGCACATTAAAAACAAGTACTCGATATTCTGGTAGTGAATATTCTATTCTATCTGATACAGAATATGAAGAGCAAAATATTACTAAGAGCGAAACAAATCATTACGCTAAAGTACTTAAAGGTGCTAAACGATATGATACCGCGACAAATGCTTCTGCTATTAGCCCGGGCAATGAACGTAGTTATCAACAATCTTCTGGTCAATCTCGAACATTATTAAGAGAAGGCGTCGAACAAGTTGCTCTCGATCATGGCGACGATCCTGCTCGTTATTATACCGATAAATCTTGGATAGGATCTACTAAAGCCGATACAAATAAAGCTGTACTGAATACGAATACTTTATTGTTGCAACACGATAAAGAAGGACAAGAAATCATTGATAAGTCTTTCAATGAAATCGTAACGAGTATCGAAAACGAGTATCATCGTACTTTAAGTTCTAACGAAGTCGATAAATTATATGGAGAATATTCTCGAGCTTTAAAATCCGGTATCGAAGGTTCTGCTAAAATTTCTCCTGAGTTAGCCGATGCATTAGGCCAAGCTACTTATGGATTACATGGTGGTGAAGCTATTAACTTAGCCGGTAATAAAGATATTAGCAAGGAATTTATTGAGCGTCACGTTCCGATTAAAATGAATGCCGATGGCAAATTCGAGTTAAAAGAAGTATCTGATGCAATATTCTTGCGAGGCCAAGATATTGTCGAAACTTCGATGGATACAGAGTTCTCAGGTGCAACATCTAAAACTGCTAAGAGCGATTTATTTGGTCGAATTCATTTTGTCGATGCCGATAATAATATTGTTTCTGAATCTAAAATATCTAAGATGTTACAAGAATTAAGTATTCAAAATAAACCTGACGATATTAAAGGTATGATTGACGCACTCAAATCTAAAGGCATCGATACTAGAATGGTATTACATAACTTCCGAGATACGACTCGTAAATTATTTGTCGGTAACGCTAAACAAACAACAGAAACATTAGGTTTTGGCTTAGGTGAAGTCGATAAAAATATTGCTAAAATTTTAAATGAAACAGGTTTTGGCAATATGGTCGGATTGAAATTCAATACAGAAGGTATAGCTAAATTCTTATCTGGCGATCTTAACGAAATTGCTTACCATTATTATTCTGGCGATGAAAGTCAACGAACTCAGAATTTAAAAGAAATGCGCAAACGTTTACGATTAGAGGTTGGCTTAACACAGAATGCATCTAAAGAAGAAGCGTATAGCGCAATTAAAAAACGTATTAATATCGAACGTAATGTTATCATTAATGCATTAGCTAAAACCGTTAATCATGGATCACCGATCGATATTATTCAAGGTGAACAAGAAATGGTTAAACGTAAAGATATCGTAGGTTTAACACAACAATGGTTAGATAATATTGCCGACGAGCCTATGGACGTTAAACGTGCGTTTATGAGAAAAGCCGTCGATAATTTAAATGAGTCTGGTTCCATAGAATTATTTAACAAAGGTGCTATTTATTTCGATGAAAAATTAAATAGAATCATGTTTACTGATGGCGTATACGAAATAAAAGACGGTAAGAATCTTGGTGACATCTTTAAGATTATGCTTAAAGATCAAGACGAAAAACTCGTACAAAAACTTAGCGATGTGGATAAATTAACTATGGGTGTTTCTGGCAAAGTGACGGCTCAACAAGTTACGGCGTATTCAAAAGATTATATCGGTGAATTACAACATGCTGTATTTAACCAAAACGAGTTAATGAAAGTAAGAGAATTAAAAGTCGGTGCTAAAACAGCTAAAGAATTATTAAAAGTAATAGATCCGACTGGAACATTACAAGAGTCCTTAGCCGCAACTGGTGTGTACGATAATATAACCGGTGAAATTAATTACGGTGAAAAATTATCTGATGCCGCAATGAACGGAACTCGTTATTCTCGTGCGGCTAGAAAGTCTCGTCAGAAACTTGCTCAAGCTGGTGACTTTGCCGATACCTCATTAGAAAAATTCGTATATGATTTGTTCGATGAAAAAGGCATTAAAGCTACTAAAGATTATGTCGAAGAATTTGCCGAACGTTTATCTCATCATGCTGCCGACTATCGTAATAACAAAGGCGGTCGCATGGCTGACGATACTAAAGATTTTGCCGATATCATTGCCGGTAGTCGTGGTACCGACAAAGAAAGAGAAGTATTTAAAAAAGCTCTTAACGATATAGATGCACCTCTTACTCTCGATGAAATGATTAATCACTATAACAAGACTGGTGAATATAAATCAGGTAAATTTAGTGAAACAATCGGCGGAAGAAAATATGAAATGTTTGTTCCGCAAAGCATTCATAGTCCAGAAACGAGAGCACAGGTTAAATCGTTCTTTGATTCGGCACAAAAGCTTGCTGAAATGGAAGTTCAAGACGGTGTTCAATATACTGAAGAAGCTGCTAAATTAAAAAATAATATGGACGAAGCTTATAATAGTTTGCGTGACAATGTCACTAAAAACTTAAGAGGTAAAGGTCATATATTAGAATCCACAAGTTCTGCTTATCTCGGTGAAAGCATTCAAGCAGCTGCTACAAACGTATTTGACTTCGACGAGAGCTTTATTTCGTCGAGAAAATTTGCTGGCGGAATGACGATTAAAGAGGCTCAAAAGGCAGGGTTAAGCACAAGCTTTGGTGAAGCATCTATTGATGTGTTTGAAAAGCTAGGCGTTTTTGAGGGTTTAGATGCTGCAGGTCGAGCTGCTAAGATTAAACAACTCGAGACTGAAGGTATGGCAATGGGTGTCGGACGTTATCCATTCGACTATCCTACATCTGTCGATTTCGGCAAACTTTATTTAAATAAAGGTCTTGCCGAAAATGAAGTAAGAACTAATCAACTTATGGCTAAAGGTAAAGGTCTTGACTATGACGGCGACCAAATTAAATTGATTAAGATGAACGAAGATATCATCACTAATTCTGGTATGACCGACGATAGTTTATTACTTGCATCTTCTATGGATAATAGTGCTGTAACGTTCCAAGAAACGGCAAGAAGAAGTTATGATCCATCGACAAAATCCGTAAGTGATGTTACAATAGAAGGTGCAGATGGTAATACTCTTGCCAAAACTCAAAAAGCTTCAAGCTATGCTGGTGAAACATATAACCCGTTAAAGAATTTACAAAAAGTAGTTAACGACGTCGGATTTAACGAAGAGTTTATGACTCAATATTCTGGCGGAATGCGATTAGGGCATACAGCTTCTACTGTAGCTATCGGTGTCCAAGAAGCTCGTTTATCGTCGAAAAATGCCGGTAGCGCTACTGCCGATATAATGAATCAGTTTGCCGATGTATTCACCGATTTAACAAGACATGGTAAAACGGCTGAAGATATCCGCGATATTGGCAGACTCGTTACAGATGATACATATAATAAAACTATATGGTCTGAAATGAAACGTAAACAAGAATCCTTATCGACAATGGTTGATGCCGTTGCTAACAACTCTGATTTTATTGCAAACAGTGGTTTACAAGGCAAAAGTGCTGAAGAGATTCAAGGTGCTGCCGATGAATATGTTCGTCAACAATATAAGCAACATGTATCTAATATGTTTGAGACAACTGCTTCTTACATGGAGAAAAATAAGTTAAATCTTAATTTTACAATGTCTCAATTAGACCTTGGTGTAAGCGTTACTGGCGATCGACATGCTACGTTTAGAAGTGCGACAGATGCACATAATGCCTCTCAAGAAGCGATTATAAATAACGCTGCTTTAAATAATATGGCGCCTATCGTAAACAATCCTGAAGAGCAAATTCAAGCTGTTAAAATGAACGAGTCTTTAATTGGTTCCGGTGTTGCTGAACGTATGGCTAAATTAAGAAGTGGCGAAGTTAAAGCTATGGATATTGTTCGTAAAGCACGAAGTAAATCGGTTTTAGGTGCAATGGCTGCTTTAGGTTCTTCGATTCTTGTTGCTGGCTATGGATCGGCTTCTCCGATTCCGGATGTCGACAATACTCCGGCTCAGCAAATTAATAATTCTAATACGTCAGTTCGTTTAGTTCAACCTCAGCAAGGTGCTGCTAACGGTGGTTATATAATCAATGTAGCAACTTCGACAAGTCAAGATCCACAAGCTGCAGTTGCTGCATTAAATGCTATGCCGAACATTGTTGGTTCTGGCGGCAGTGCAACTGTTACGACAAGAGTTACATCTAAATATGAAGATATGAATGCTAACGACATTAGCAATTATTTAGATAGTGTATTATAAATGAAAGGAAATTCTATGGCGGAAGATAAAAAGCCAGGTGTCAACTATGCGACTCAACATTTAGGTCAAAAAGTCGGCAAGAAGGCTTCTGATCAAGTCGAAACAAAACAGGAAGATACTCCTAATAATCCGACTGAAGGATCAAAAGAAGAATTTGATCAGATGGTTCGAGATACTCAAATGAGTCTACCTGAATTGGCCGACTTCGAAGAAGGCGCAGTCGACATGAGAATTTATGAAGAGCTCGCTAAGAAGATGGGCGATTCAAAAGAACAGGCTTTGTTCTATAAAGAAAATCCTCCATTAGAAAATACCGGTATCGATAGATTGAGAGGGCTGGCTATGGTCAGCCTTCCTCCATCTGCTTTCAGAATTACAGATGAAGATTTACATGCTGGTTTTGTCGATGGCGATACTTTATATGCCGACCTAAGAAAAGCAGAAGTAAAAGATCCAGAATTATTAGAATATTTATGTGTTGGTCAACAAAACATGCGAGCATGGTTAGCCGGCAATAAAAAAGCGACAGAAGATGTTTTGGATGCTAATAAAGTAAAAGATGAAAATAGAAGCCTCGATTATGATATGGGCTTCCGTTTCTTATTCTATGATGCACCAGAAGTTCATCACTGGTCTATTGTATATGCAACCGACGTAAAACAAGTTACATATGGTGAAGCTGTTCAAAATTATCAAGCTTTTTTAACGAAAGCTTATGATGTTAGTAGTAATAAAAATGGTTCTAAATGGGAACGTTATAAAGATAGCGATACCGTTACGATTGCTCAAATCGGTGAGTTCGACAATAAATGGATCCAAGTAAATGATTATTTAACAGAGAGACGTTTTGGCGGTTCTTCTGTTTTATTAAATGGACGTAAGCCTGTATTCGGTTTAATGGCTGACGGAACTAATTATGGGACATTAGAAGTAGCATATGCTGCGGCTAATGACGTCGTAAATATGGTAAAGAACGCACAAGAAGTTCGTGCCGTTATCGATATCAATGGCTCTTCTAAGCAGGATCAAACTACGGCATACCCTAAGAATATGATTAGCTTTCCTGGTAATGGATTATTAGCTAACTATTTTAATACATTTAATAAATTCTTTACTGGACAAGATCCTACCGTATTCCAAGAAACAGGTATTAACGCATATGGTTTAGAACATTATCGTCGTAATCTAGCTGTTATTTTCGTAAAAGATAAAGATGGACAATGGATTAATTTAAATAAATATATCATTGCTCGCCATCGTAATACTTCTATTTTAAAGTATTCTGATTTTACGAATCCTCATCTTAAACCTTGGGCATATCAATACGATACAAAAGCTTGGACTGATGCGGTATGGAATGCGACATCTCAGTACGATAATCGTCACGATATTCAGAACAAAGCATTTGGTTGGAACAATATTACAAAAGGATTAAATTCTATCTCCGACTGGACTTGTACAATCGGCGATGTGACATTATTTGTTCCACCAATTTCTATTAATACGGTAACACAAGCTTATACAAATTCTGTTCCATTGCTTCGTGCAAAAGGTTCTGCAAATATTGAAAATGCAAAACCTGAAAGATTCTTACAGTTAGAATTATATTTTAACGAAGATCGTGGCATTAATGGTCAACCTGTAGAATGGTATACAAATCTTAGCGATAAGAAGAAAAAAGTTGTATATCATATGAATGGATTTCGGGCATTACTCTCGGAATTCCATTTTGCTCCATATATGCCGATCGAAAATAAATATATAAACGAAGTTCTTGATATCGATGCTATTTGTTTTGAATCGATGTCGGTAGCAACAGTTCCGAATTATCCTAAGCTATTAAAAGTTACATTGTTACTTAAGGAATTCGATTATCAGGTATTTATGCCTCAAGTTCCTAAGCAACGTGATTTACAAGATGGAGTTATCGATATTTATCGTAACTTCTTTGCGAAAACAATTAACTATGATTTATTGCGTTGGTATATTCAACGACCACTACAATTAGGACAAGATCTTCACGATCGAAAAATGAATATTTCTTCTAAAGATTTTATGAAGAAAACATTATTCGCAAATCGATCTGCTTATATGCCGGTCGATACATTAAATCCTAGAATTAATATTTATATGCCTGATGAAGGCAAACTCGTTAAGATGGAAAAGGTTAGACAGACTTTTACTCACAGTAATAATAAAGCTCCTAACTATTATCGTCCATCCGAAAAAGATAAAGAATTATTTGCGATCGCAAATCAATATTATAAAACGATTCATAGCGATCAAATTAATAATATTCTTAAAAAATATAAATTTAATTATAGCGATAAAGCTTCTGTTATGTCGACTGCAGGTCGTGAGATCGTCGATTACTTACAAGCATTGAATATTCCGTCCGATTATTCTATTTTAGAAAAACATATCGACGTCGTTAAATCTGTCCGAGATTACGCCTTGTCAATTGCTGGCGGCGGACAAGCCAAGCCTCAATACAGTTTTGATGAGGATCCAGATAATGATTATTTAAAAATTAAAATCATTCCGGCTGTCGATTATAATAATCGAGATGAATCTTTATTATTAAGACAACAATTTGTTTCTACTTTAACGAGTGGCGGCAATCAGAATATGTCTGACAATATTCGTAATACTGATCAGTCTGGAATCGATTTACAGACTAATTATTATGATATGGTATTTGCCGATAATGCATTTAACTTTAGAATCGTATTAAAACAAAATAATGGTCAATGTACTTTAGAATATTCTCCTTATGATGGCGACTCTAAATTCTTAGAATATTGTGCATCTCAGTTTGCGGCCGTTCAAAATGCTGATGGTTCTGTTCAAATGTCTGGTAATCAAGAGACATATGAAAATTATGAAGATTCTGAATTTGAACGTATCGGTTCTATTCAATATGTAACATATTTAGAAGATGTATTAGTACAAGGTTTAACAGCAAACTTCTCTAACACATATGCGAATATGACGTTGAATACGTATCATGGTCAAGCTCCTCAATTTATGGGCGGCCAAGATGCAACATTAACATTTTCTGTAATGACATACGACAGAGAAACTGTCGACCGATTCGATAAAATTCCGAAAATTATTTCTTATTTTAAAAAGAAATATCCTAATGCATTACCGAGTTATCCATTTAGAATTGATTCTGAATTTACCCGTTTATTAGGTATCTTCGAAGTAATCGTAGAACAAGTATCTATTTCGACTGTCGTAAATTATCCTGGCTTATATCAAATTAATGTAACATTACGGCAAACAGATAGAACGATTCGTAATCGTTTTGCTATTTATAAACAATTCGAACAAAATAATTTTGCGTCGAAAGAAGCAACGGCTCAACGTGCTGCACAAGCCGCATTAGGCTACTTCGAGATCGATCAAAATTTATCTAAAGCTGAATTATATCCAGACTTAGAATTACCGACAATTAAAGAACTCGGTGAGTTAGGCTTCGAATTTATCCGCTATAAAAATCCTCGTGATCAAGTATTTGTCGATCCTGATTTTTATTTCTTCTATCACGAACATTTATTCTCTGAATTATTAAGAGACTGTATCTTACAAGATAGTAAGATGTTACAAATGTTCGCTAAGCCTGACGAAGACGGTAATCCATCTGGTGAATTAAAAGTATTATCTGATTTAAGTGAAGCTGCTCAGTACTCTATGCGTCATGGTATGATAGCACAAAATGGTGGCATATCTGAAATGACGGCTAAAGATTGGCAGTTAACACAAGATAAACTTAACCAGATGAAAAAAGAAGAAAACGAACAACGTATGAAGCTCTTCAAATCTGGCATTGCTACTGGTCAATGGAAAGTCGGTAAATCTATCGGCGTTACTTTCTTAGAACCTTATTATGCATGGTTATATCATAACTTAAATACAGAACAGGGCCAGGAAGAAGCAGAAAAAGCCAAAGAAAAAGTAGATAAAGCTGCACCTGTCGTTAAAAACGATATTCAAAAAAATGCAGAATTCGATGTTGTTGGTGGTGACGTAAAAGAAGGCGCAGATAAAAAAGTTGCCGAGATTAAAAAAGAGGGCGGTGAAAACGCTCTTAAATCTGTAATCGTTGATAGTATTAATACATTCCAATGGGAAGCAGATAAAGCTCTTAAATTTTTAGCTGAAACTTGTATTGAAGATGAAGGTTCTGAAGAAGCTTTAATCCAGTATTTTAAAAATATTATTGTCGAAACAAAATCTGTCGATAAGACCTTAACTTCTAAATGGGATGCTGATATTAATGATTGGTTAAATAAATTTGCTTGGGCCGCATTGGGCTCTGGATTCTCTACTGATCTTGAGCCAGAAAAAGCAAAAAGCATTATTATGTATTTAGGTCAAGCTTTAGCTAATGGTGCTCAAGAAAACGGTGGTCAATATGGTTTATGGGGACAATCTGTAAAACTTAACGGGAAATCGAATAGCATTTTTAATGATCCTAATTATAATAAGGATAAGAATGATCCTAAAGATAAAAAAGGCGATTTAGATTTTAACGTAAAAAACTTTAAGCCAACACGATATACGATTAATGGGTTAACTTATGTTCGTCATTTGGACGATACTTCTGATTTTTATGCATATGGTTCCTGTACGGAATTAGGCCCTTATGGTATTCCTTGCTTTACTCAAAAAGAATTTGAAGAAAATCCTATGCTTCAATTCTTACCAATCGATTATAATAAACGTCGCAAAAAGTTTTTAGATAAAGGTTTCACGTTCGAAGCGTCTGATCGATATTACTTCTTAGATCCTTATTATCAAACATCTGATCATAGTGAAACAATTCAATATATGAAATATTGTATGCATGACATGAATTATGCTAAACATGCTTTCTTACGAAATGTTTTATATTGGTTATGTGTTTTAATCAAGAAGAATATCTATCCTAACTATATGACTGATATCATGTTCCAAAATGCGGTAAGTGAAGCTTCTGCATATGAGTTCATGAAGGATATGAAATTAGCTAACGATGTTCAAGAAAAAAATGTAAAGACTCTCAAAAATTTTGTTAAAGATAATCAAGATAAGTTTGTTAAAGGTAAATTATTCGTAGCGACAGCATTATCGTTAATGTGTAAAGATTCTTCTTTAATTAAGAAAATTATTACTCGTGACTATAATGCATTAAATGCTTTAACCCATAAAGTAATTACGCCTAACATAACGACGACGGCTCCGTTAACTAACGACGAAGTAAACCTAAGAAAATTATTATACGGCTTAGTTCTTTCCGGCCTTGTAGAAAAAATCGAAGAACTCGGTATCGATATTGCGACCGATAATCCTATCGCTCAAATTCAACGTGAGTTTATGCAGCAATTAGAACTAGAAGCAAATGCAATGACACCGAAAGCATTAGCACGACGTATTCGAGATTCATATCTTAATATGGTTCAAACTGATGTTCGTGGTAGAATGCTTCGAGGATTCCCGACATTCCAGATTATGTTTATCGATGAAGGTGCTTCATCTGGATTCTGGAAGATGCACGATAGCTTTTATAGTACGAATGCCGTAAGTTCTATTCAGGTTGTTAAGTCTAAAAATATTGCGGCCGATACTGCTATTATTCAGTTAAATAATTTATATCAAAATATATTGTCTGAATATGAGGATGACGGACAAGGTGATAACTTTACGACACAATTGCAATATGGTGTTGCCGGGCTTGAAAACTTATACGATAGTATTTTTAATCCTCGTACCTATGTTCGTAATTTAAGTGAAAAACAAGCATTAATTCCTGAGAGGAATTCTATTAAATTAGTTGCTGGTGCTCGTATGCATATTCGAATGGGTTACTCTGCCGATGCAGCGAAACTACCTGTTATGTTTAACGGTACAGTTACCGAGATTCAAGGTGGCGATGTCGTAAGTATTGTAGGTCAAGGCGACGGCATTGAATTATCTAACCCTATTCGTGAAGATAATTTCGGCGATAAGATTAAAAACCGTGGCGTAAAATATTTAGGTGAATCTCCTTACGGTTTATCATTTGGCGGCGTAAGTCCTAGAGTATTGGTAAGTTCATTCTTAACGTGTCAAGATCAAAACTGGTTTAGTCAATTATTCCGTGAAAAGAACTGGAATGTTTTATCGAGAGTATTCTCTAATAATCCATTCGGTATTTATCATTACGGCGATCCTTATTATCGCGACATTTTCGTTAATGGTGAACCAGTACAAAATATTTATGAAGTGACTAATGACTCTTCTGCTCATTATTATAACTTCCGTAAAAATACTGATATCACTAATTTATTTAATAGTGATAGCTTACAATTTGAAAATGGCGCTTCAGAACAAGGACAGCAATCCTGGTATCGTTCATTAGGAAGTGTTATTGGGATTGATCCCCCAGAACAAGGCCATCAGTTCATTAGTATTAAAACACAAGGTAGAACAGTATGGGATATCTTACAGTTCGCAGCAAGTACCAATCCATCCTATATTGGTGCAACTGATTACTTTGGATTTAGAAGTACTGTATTTATGGGACTACCTAACTGGTATTATGCTTATAAATATATTAAAAATAATAACCAATTAAATACTCTCGAGAAACGGAAGCCTTATTCTCAGTTCCATATGTATTGGTCGGATCACGATATTTTATCTAACCAAATTCAAACTAATTCTAATAAAGTAGCTACAGTAGCTAGAGGTATGTATCAGTTTGAAGAAGTTAAAAAATCGACTCCTGATATTTATTTTGACCGAGATATTTATCCTGAATATCAACGTTCTATGGTAGTCGATACATGGTTACATGGTAGATCTCAACTTCAAACTTCTTCTGAAAATACATTTGCAATCGATAGCGAAATCGGTTCTTTAGACAGTTATGCTACTATTACTGGTGCATTTGCTGCTGGTGTTGGTGGTGTAGTTGGTGCTAGTGGCGGCGGATTAGGTGCTACTGCTGGTGCTGCCGCAGGTGGTGGTATTGGTACAGCATTAGAACTAGGCTTAAAGAAAGTAGCCTCTTGGGCTGTTTCTAATTTTGCTCCAGATAATTACGGTGGACCTGAGCATAATCATGCTCAAACCGCTCGATTGATGACGTTATCTCGATTAAAAAAATCTGTCGAACAAATCTATTCTGGTAATCTCGTAGTTTACGGTGATCCTACCGTAAAACCTCACGATCGAATTTCTATTTTTGATGAACCAAGTAGTATGACAGGTCAAGCAAGAGTTCGCGAAGTCGTTCATACATTATCGGCTACGACAGGTTTTGTTACGACAATTACGCCAGATGCTATTGTCGATGTGCTTAATGATAAAACGACTCAAGCTGTTAATATGGCTATTACGTCTACATTAATGCGTATAGCCGTATATGCTCTCGGTGTTTATAACTTACAACGAGCTTATATCGTTCGTGCTATTGTCGATGATGGCTGGGGATTATTCGCTCGAGCAAAAGGTTGGGCTGCGGCAGAATATGCCGATAAACTTAATAGTAATATTAATCAAATAAAGAAACGTCAGAACACTTTAGAGAGTATTCATAAAAAGTTAAAAACAAAAGAATCTGCTCTTAGGGTTGCATTAGATGCTGCAAAAGATGCAAAAGATGAAGCAAAAATTGCAGAGTTGGAAGCTAAAATCTTAACTGTCGAAACTCGCCTATCAAAATTTGATCCAATTAGATCTTCATTGGCATTAAATAAATATGAGCTTCAAGGTAAAGAAGGCATTTCTAAAATATTAAATGCTTGGGCAGAAGCTAGTGCTAATTTTGAAAGAGCAAATTTAGCCATAGCAAAAAAAGTATACGATCAAAGATTACCTGAGTTTACTAAGCTTACCAAAGAAGCTGAAACTTATAAAGCGAACAAAGATAGAACTGTTTACAATAAGCTTCGAGATATTATTCCAGCTGGAGCAGAACCTGGAGCTATCGATAATGCTACAATGGAAGAGTATAAGAAACAAGCTGAAGCTGCTTGGGAAAAAGAATATAACAAGAAGCTTGATAAAGTAAAATCGTATTCAAAAGAAACTGAAAAATTAGTCGATGAAGTAAAAAGCATTAACAACACCAAAAAAGGCCAAGAAACTCTTGCAGCATTAAAAGCGAAATCCGAAATAAGTAAAAAGATAATTGATGCTACATCTAAAGATATTCTTATGAGAAGTAAAGCAGCTCAATTGTTTAATAAAATTGCCGGCACTCGATTAGGACGATACTTATCTTCGGCATTAAACTTCGGTAGCAAAATTGGTGGTAACGTATTAATGGTCGCTGCAGCCTATACATTAGGCAGATGGGGCGATATGATTTCTGATTTTATTCAGAACTATAAAACATTAAGCGTAACACCTTTACTTAAACGTGGTATGCCATTTATTCCGGCATGGGCAGGTAATAGCGGTACAATCTTTATGAGCCCTAACTGGGGAAAACGTGGTCAGGTATTAGATTTAATGGATACTATATTTAATCATCGTTTCCAGGATCAAGAAGGATATCATCCTATTGCCGGTTCATTGAGTTTCTTATTAAATGCTTCAATGGGTGGCGGTCCTGCCGATGCTCTTCAACGTTACGAATTAAATGCTGACGGCAATATGTATGCTAATAACATGGGTGGCGATTACGAATATCTCGTAAATCAAAACTATGTTGATGGCTTATTGCAGCGTGGCAGTATTCGTTCTGTCGAACAATTATTAATGCGTAACAACGAAGAAAATCAAAAAGATAAGCAAGAGATTAAAATGAGAGCTGAACAATTCATGCATAAAATTGAAGACGTTCAAAAAGATAATACGTCTATTCTCGATCCTTTAGTTCCGGTTCCTGGTCCTGAGTTCGATATTTTTAAACAATTTAAATTCTTCGTTGTTCGCCATGAAAAGGCGTTAAATAATGAAGAGTCTAAAAATACTGTCGAATTCTCTATTAACCAGGGCGGTAAACCTGTTAAGGTTATCGGTATTAAAGGTAAAGATGGCGACGATAGTGAAATTATCGACGCTCCATTATTACACCCATTTGCTTTAAATACTCTTCGTAAAATTATATTTCAAGCAGAACAAATGTTATCTTATAAAACTACGACCGACCAAAATACTTATATTAACAAAGTATCGAATGATTATATAACACTAACAAGTTGTTACTTATTCGGTACTAAGAAAATATTCCCGGGGTCCGGTTTTGGTTTTACGTTGATTGCTCATGGCGAATCTAAAGAAAATCTTAAAGTTATTATGGATACGTTAAAAGAAAAAGACGAGATAACTTATCAAGTATACGATAACGACGATGGTAAGGTATATCAAGTTAATGTAAATATTCCTAAGTTCGGTGTATAATGTCGACGATACAAAATAAATTTAAAGATACATATGCTGGACAACAGATCCGTAATGACGGATTTGCAAAGTTGAAAGGGTCAGTCTTAGGATCTGACCCTAAAACTTGTACCTGTTCAGTAACTTATACTTCACAAACTGGTGAAACAATAACTGAACCAGCTATGCCAGTACAAACAAATTCACCTGACGATTGGTTCCCAAAAGGCGGAGATTATGTTATAATAGAAGCATACGGGGATCGTCCTCTTGTAACTGGTCGCTGGATTGCAGATTATGGCACTGAAATATACCAAGAAAGTGAGCTAAAGAGTGACATCTTCCCAGATGAAAATGGTCAGGATAACGGAGGCTCAGTATATTAAATGCCAGAAATAAATCAAACGTCTAAGAATGTCGATATCGCTAAAACCGACAAAGCAGTATCTGAAGCAATTAAAGATACTCCCGATGACGGTTCTGCGATCGATAATCAGAAAGTATATCAAGATTTAAAAATTAATGCGACTGAAATGGAAGAATCTTCTAAGCATCCACATCGAATTAAAGATTGGTCGATTAAAAGATTCTTAGCCAGTATCGTTATTAAGATGGGTAAGTCTATTGGTTTATCTATCGGTAACGATACAAAGCTATCATTAGATTCAGGAAGCATTAGTTCTATATCTCAAACACATAGAATTAAAGCTAATCGAATTCATTTAGATTGTGACGAATTAATTATTAATGACCATAAGTTAAATAATAGAATATTTGAACTTGCCGATTTCCGAGAACTTCCAGATCAAGAGGGTTCCATTATCGGCGATCTTATGGTTAAAGGAACTGTTCTTGTTAAATCATGGGAACCCAATTTGGCTCGGTATGTTTTAATCCGTCGCGATATTTATTTACCGTTATTCGGTAAAACAACGACGACTGTCGAAATTGCTGAAGGATTAAAATTAAAAGACCCTACTAAATTGGTAACAGACTTTGCTCCGTTTACGGCAGCAATGCTTGCCGGCGATTCTCCGATTACAGAAAAGTCGGCAAAAGAAGCATTAGCAAAGGCCAATCCTGCTGAGCAAAAAGTTTTAGAATCTAATATCTATGATTTAAAAGTTTCTGATTATCAGACTATAGATGATTTCAAAAAAGCATTAGACACTAAAAAAGAAAACGTCATTAAAGGTTTTAACGAACAAGTTTCTAAAGGTGATGCTAGTGCTAAAAACTCAATAGAACAAGCTACTCAAGCATATGATTTATTGTTAAAAGCAGCAACAAATTATTATGCTAACAAAAAGCAGTAATTGTAATATAAATCTAGTACTGGTAATAATACTGGTACTAGATTTAATTTTTTTACAGGAAAATAAATATGAACTATAATCAGATACTAGGAAAGATTAGTGAAGAAACTAAGAATAAAGTATCGAAAGAGTATCATGAAATTTATAAAAAGAATCCGACAAAGGAAGATTTTAATGGCGCCAATAATAAAATTAATACTTTGTTGCATGATAAGAATATAAAAATCGATGATACGATTCGTAAAAAACTTAAAGATACACAATCTAAACTAGCTGAAGCATTAAGTAAAAAAGATCTTAAGGCAGCAAAAGAAGTGCTTAAGGATATTAAAAATATTCCTGAAATATCTAAGGATGTCAATGCGCAAGATATTCTTAAATATGTCGATAAAAGAGACTTAGCTTACTTAGCTTTAGATAAATTTTTAGATAAACAAATTACTCAACGTATTTACGATACTTTACATGTCGATAGTTTGAAAGCTGTTCCAGCCGCAATCGGTGATAAACGTTCACAAATTGTAGCGATTATTAAAACGTATAAGCATATTAAAAATACCAATCCAGAGTTAGCAAATACTCTCGTTAAAGAATTGTCGACTAATATTAATAAACAACTTGATCAAGAAGTAGATTACGCTAAAAATAAATATCTATTAATTGCACAACAACAAAGTGGAAAACAGATAGATAACTTGTATACAAAAGCTACTCAATATCTCGATATTGCGAATAAGACAAGTAAGACGTATTTAGACAAAGCTGTAGCCTTAGAAGACAAGTTAAATGCCGCTATATCTGGATTAGATAATACAAAGATTGGTGGATTTGCAAAAGTAGTTAATATGAATTTGCAATTATCTAAAATTGATTATGTAAGTAAACAAGTAGAACGTGTTAATAAGTATTTAGTTAAATATAATGAGATCGCTAAAAAAGCTTTAGATCGTGCTAAAACATGGGCGACAGAACAAGTTACTAAATTAGCGACTAAGGCACTTGGAGCTATCGGTAAACAAATTGGTAAGATTGCTAAATCGGCACTCGGTAAATTTAAAATTTAAGGATAACAAATGATCGATTTCTTATTAGACACAAATAAAGATGATATCATATTAGGTCCGAGTCGACGATCTAATTCATTAGCTATTCAATTTAATATCGGTCAAAAAACAAATAAATTAAAGATTCAATTTTTTGTTGAATCTGTTACTCGACCAAAGCATAAAGTAAATGCTTTAAATATTAAATTTAATATTAAGCCTAAAGAAGATGATTATTTAAATAAAAAGTTATCTTCTGTCGACATATGTAAAGATAATGAAGATTATGAAATTCAACAAATCATGTTACGACTAAAAACTGAATTAGGTGAAGTTCAGCCTTATTCTGATTATGGATCTAGGCTTGTTGAATATCGTCATGAAGATAAATTTGATAAAGCAAATTTACATGAGATAAAAGCAATCGTCGACAGTATTGTCGACACTTCATTATACGATACATCTGTTACACCTAATGTCGATGATCATCAAATTATGGCATGGCATAATATTCATATTAAGATTATTAATAAAAGAACTGGAAAGGTTTTAAAAGGATTCGTTATATGAAGACATTTACACAAATCCATGAATCGATTAAAAATATTTTTCAGAAGCTAACTAACGATACTGTTGAGCGTGGTTCTGTTGTCGATTTATTTATGTTAGCTAATTCCAAAGAAATGGAAGAAGCGTATTTGTATATTGAGTCCAATAAAAATCCTCATATATACACAAATTTAAAAGGCTCCAATTTAGACGATATGGTTAAGTTCTGTGGCTTCACTCGTCGAGAAGGTGAAAGTGATCAGAACTTATTATATCGATTAATCAACTGGTCGTTGATCAATGAGAAATCTAATACGATTGCAATTGATGCTGCGTTATTAGATTTACAAAATGCTTCTAACGTAACCTATGTCCCGATGGTATATGGAACAGGTACAGCTATTTGTTACGTTATTCCTAAAGAATATACTGTCGAAAAAATTGAAGCCGCGCTAAACGAAGCAAAAGATCGCTTAAAGAATGTCACAAGCCCTTCATTATATATAGAGTATGTGACTCCGGCACTAAAAGCTGTTACATTATCGATTACTTTATCTAACGATAATTCTAATTTAGCTGATATCAAAAAGAATTTAGAACAACGTATTGCAGAATATATTAATGCTATTCCTCCTGATTCTTATTTAGATATCGGAGTAATTAATAAGATGGGCATTAATGAAATTGGCGTAAGCTATTTTAATGTTACAGGATTATTTGTAGACGGTGTATCCGTAACAGCATTAAAATCATTACAGGATATTAAATCCAAAATGATTCTCGATACAATTCAATGGATAGAGGTTTAATGAATGGATGCAATTACTAATAAAAATTTTGCAAGAGCTTTGCAGTATTTTCCAAAGTGGATGCAAATTAGACGCCGACCATACAAGTCTACATCCGGACATCTACTTAGAGCTGTAATAGAAGAAATGACCTCTATCTATAAAGAGGTCGATGAATATACTAAAGATTTCTTTTTAGTAAATTATGCTGGTCGAGAAGATTCTATTATCTCTCAAATCTATGTATCAAATATTGGTAAACTAGAAGATGGTTTAAAGTTAGATAATGAATTTACTATTACAGAAAACTTAAACGAGTTTTATAAAAATAAAAAATATGCTTATTATGACAACGGTAATCTTTATTTTAAACTCGATGAAGTAGACGGTACTCCGATTGGGTATACTATTAATAAGTTTCATTATACGGTTAATCTAAAACAAGAGCCAGTTTGGAATATCTTCGATGAGTTTGCATGGTTTGCCGGAATCGATCGACTCCCTAATGAGTCTAATCTTAGTTTATCTAACCGAACATATGATGCATTAAGAACGAAGAATAATAAAAATAATAATATATTATTCGACGATCCTAATATTCTTAATACATATAAACACCGATTTAATTCGACTGAATTCGGTTTAAAATATTTAATTAAAAACTTATTATCAGCTTATGCCGGTATTGCTTTTAAAGATATTAAAATCGATAAATTAAATAATATTAATATCCAAGAAGTAATAAAAGATCAGAAAGTATATGATTATATTGCTAAATTAAATAAAGATATTGCGAGAGAAAAGATCTGGGATATTACATTCTGGGAAAATGAATTTAAGAAACTCGATTACCTTCCTCATATCTGGGATCAACCTGTCGAATATTATTTAGACGGCGTCGGCTACTATGATAGCTTAAAAGTTACGACTTCTAATTTAATTAGTTCTTCCGATACAACTGACGTATCAATTATCGGATATAAAAAATCTAATCAAAAGGTTAGTCAGTATTTATTAAATAGTAATAAGAACGTAAATATTGGTATCGGATTAAAGAAGTTCGACTTAAAACTTAAACCAGTACAAGTTGAATATAATTTAAAAGCGACTTCGACAGTTAAGGTCGATCCTGCGACAATTAATTTTAAATCTTATAAGACTTATAACGGTGAATATCGTTTACCACTAGAAGATTTTGTCGATTACGAAGTCGGTCCAAAAAACGTTACGATTAAAAATAAGGGATTACTCGTTAACGATACCAATAAAGAAGTAACATATAAAGTTATTGCTTATCCTAAATATCAAGGCGGCAATATTTATTTAACTTCTTTTAAAATTGATAATACTGAACAGTTAAATAATGAATTCACTAATGATTACTTCATTAAAGAAAATGGAGCCATTTCCTATTTAGATAATTATTTTTACGGTACTCGTATTAGTGATTTTGCTTCATCTTCTAATGTAATCAATACGAAAGACGGCATTAAACTCGACACTTCTAAATCTACTGTCGGCACTTTAAGTATTCCTTTAACAGATAATATGCGTTTTAAAACAATCAATTATTCTATTAAAGATACTCCTGTTAATATCATTAATCGCTTCGATTTAATTAAGTTAAATAATTTTAAATATAATCAAGCCGATAATTATCTTTATATCGATTCCGACGTTCAAGGTCAAATCAATATCGATCAAATTATTACTTCTCTCGAATTTGAAATCGATAAGTTAGATAATGAAACAAATACCGGTTCTTGTCGTGTTTTAATTACTGACGACAATAATAATATTTTAGCGTCTAAAGAATTAAATACCGACACTAAAAATATGAAATTTTCTTTCGAATCTGAAGATGCGAAACGAAAACATATTTCGATCGTTAAAATCGGTCAACGCGGATTTAAGATTAAATATATTAACGCTACTGCAAACGGATTGGTATTCTCGATTAATGGGCAGCCATTATCTAAATCTTTAAACACATATTCTATTCCCGATAATTCAGATAATAAAATACTAACATTATCTCTTCATTCTTATCTCGGTATTTCTAATCCAGTAATTAATTATATTTCTATTGCTGGTGAATATGCTAACTTTAAATATTATGAAAAATCTATTATGGTTCCTCCTAATAGCCAAGTTAATTTAAAGATTAAATCGAGAGACACAGTATTAAAATTATATAAAGATAATAATATTATCGACGATAATTATGATACTTACGATTCATTTATTGGCCCAGGAAGGCTTCCTTTACTCGTCGATAAACAAAATATATCTAAGAGTGAATTCTCTATCCTTACAGGTCAAATAAACAAACACAATGTCGATTATATTAATGTCGATAACGAAACAAAGTACATAACGCTAACGTTCGATTATTATGAAAAACAAATCGAATCGTTATCATTATTAAATATACTAACTAATCATTATTCTTTCGATAAATCAAACGATGCTGTATTTATTACTTACGATGGTCGTGTGATTATTTATAATAAAAATATGGACCAGTCGGCGTTTAAAGAAGTCGAAATTCTCGGTGCATATTTTGAACTCGAATATAATAAAATTATATCCGAAATTCCAGCTACGCTTTTAGTTAATTATATTCACGATGCTCGAGGCTTAATTAAAACGACTGAGGCATCGACCGAAAATAAAGTATATAAAATTTTATTGGCGACAAAGAATTCTTCTAACCATACGTTACATCATTCTGAAACGATCGTTCAAAACCAAAAAGAATATCCGATCATTTTGGATAACTTTATTCCTAAATTATCGACAGAACAAGTTTATTTTGTCGAAATTAATTTGCCGGACGGCTATAATCAATCGACGCAATATATTAGATATCAACATAAGAATAAAGAAGTTTTATCTAAATGGTGTTTATTAGGTAATAATATTAATATCTTAACACCAGAAATTTCTATATTCGCCAATATGTGGAATGATAATGAATCAGATTATAATATCTCGGTTAATAAAAAATTAGAGACAACGTTATTTGCTTCTGAGTTAAGCTTGCAAGATGTATATCAAATCGATAACGTCGACTATAATTTATCTGAATATATTTTATCGGTTCCTTCATATGCTACTATCGTATATAATGAAAAAAGATATACTGAAACAATCGAATTAACGGAAGATGGGTTAGGTAAATTTAAATATTCTAATGTATCTTCTAATAATATTGAATTATCGATTGGCGGTACGGCTTTAGTCGAAGACGAATATGTGTTATATGAAACACCGGGTATTATTCAAGTAAATTCTATTTATGATCATGATTCATTAAGTTTGCAGGCAACATATACTTATAAACATCCTTCTAAAATCGTATTCACTAATTTAGATAAATTATATGAACTAGTCGAATATAATATTAATGCTTATGACACAGAAACATTAATGACGATTAAAGATATGAAGGATGGCGACTCTAAAAACTTAAATATCGCTAATAACGATATTGATAAAGTATATGCCAAAGCACTGGACCCTAATTTTACTGCAGTCGTCGTAAATAATGTCGTGTCTGTATATCGTAATAGTTTAGATAATAAAGTTGCTGTTAAATCTGGTTATTATTATGAAGCCGGTAAGGAATATTATTTCCCAGTATACGAAACAGAAGTCGATCATCATAAAGAACATTATGTCGATTTAAATAGCACTAAGAAACAAGGTAGTCTTGTTAAGATGCAAACAGAAAGACAGAACTTCATTCCGAATAGCTTAATGGATATGAAAGTATTAAATCCATTATGTTATGTTAACTTTAAAGAACAAAAAGAAGTTTCCGAAATTTCATCGCTTCATTCATTAACGACGACAAATACATTTAATAATTGGACATTCCAAGACTGCGATCCAACATTAATCGAATTAAATAAAAATTACGTTATTAATTTTAAATTCGATAAAGAAGGATATGCTATTTTTAGAATCGACAAGTATGCATATGCTACATCATATTGTTATATTAAAAAAGCCGGTAATTTAAAAATCTCTTTGTATAAAGAAAAGAAATTAAACGGCTTCAGATTGCAAAAGAAACCGCTCTTAGAAAAAATCGGAGATTTCGTTATTAACGATGATTTTGCTTTCTCTCAATTTGATGTCGACAAAGATTTCTATTATTATATTGTCGTTACTGGCACAGTCGGTTCAATCGAGGAAATCGTTCTATCCGATAAATTAATAACAGAGCCTCATAGTAAAAATATCAATAAGTATAGTTGGGATTTAGTCGAAAAGAAAAATAGTATCGTTAACGAAATTATTTTCGATACATTTAACTATACGACCGATAACAATATCGATGTCGATGATAATGACGTAATTCAATATGGTACAACAATCGATTATGATGCTACATTATTGGCGACAGCCGATTTGAAACGTTGTCAGTTAGATAAAGTATTATTGCGCGGCAATAAATTAATTACGTTGAATGAACCAGGAACTGTTACGACAGAAATCTTTGATTTAATTCATAATCAATATAAAGCTAAATCTGAAGATTGGTATAAGTATCTTAAAAATATATTATATATGGCTGCGAAAATTAATACTCTTAGCGAAGATAAGTTTACGATTCGAGTATTAGGTTCCGAGAACTATTATTCTAAATATGCAACTATTGCCGTTATTGAAAATGGCGATTATGTTCTTTTATCTAACGATAAATTAGCACAGTATATTAGATTCGAAATCGATATCCCAGCAAATAGTTCTATTAGTTCTATCGACGTATATAATATTTATGATGAATTAGAAGATCAGACTATTGAGTCCTTACCTGTTGCTGGCGGCGATTTTATTTCTCGATTATTTATGGTATCTGAAAAAAGTACTTATAATTTAGATACAATCGATGCCGATATTAAAGGCGACGTTAGTATTAAAGTAAGATCATTGCGTAAACAAGGTGTAAATAATCAGTTTACGGCTTGGAAAGATTTATATCGATCTGGCACATTAACTCCTGTATCGTTTACCGATACCGATACATTCCAATTTAAAATTGAGTTATTAAATAATAAATCTACTATTAAATTAAACAGAATAGGATTAACGGCTATATGATATTTTTTAATAAAGCTCGTGTAACAAAAAATAATGGTTGTTATTTTTATGATCAAGATATTATAACTGCCGATTATTTATATTCTGGAGATTGTAGAATTGAACTTCAATTAAAATATGTTAATTCTGGATTCGGCATTTTGTTAATTCAAGATGCCGAAGACATTTTTAAATCTCCTAAACAATACATGTTTAAACTTGGCGATAATGAATATTCTGTTATCGATAAAGTTGTCGATTTACTTGGAGCAAGTACACAAACTATTCAAGAATATTCTACCGTACAATTTAAACATTTAATAAACAACGATGATGCTGTTTTAGTTCTAGAAAAAATAAATAACGAAATTAATTTTTATTTAAAGACTAAAAAAGAAAAAGTCGTATTTATCGAAAAATTTAAAATCGACATCAATGACTATAAAATAGGATTTTATTCTCAGTATGGAAATACTATCAAATCTATCAAGATATCAACTGGTCTTCCTATTGGATGGGCTGCTAATTCTATCAGTACTGTTGGTGGTAGGATCTATTATTATGATAATACAATACAATTTGAAAATTGTACTTATGAAGCGGAAACAGAAACTGATTTCATATCGCTTAAGAAAGGGACGTACTTCTTAAAAGCCGATATTGAAGGCGATATTATTGCTTATGTTTTTGAATCCAATAGTGATAGTACAGATATAAATAAAAAAGAATTGTTAAACGGTAATAAAATAGTTCTCGAAAAAGATGCCGACATTTCTATTCGCTTCGCGGGAAGAAACGGTACCGTTAAAAATATTTCGTTGCAAGAATATGAAAATAGCGAATACGTTCCATCTTCTGGTAGCGGCTCTAAACAAGAAGGAAGTTATTTGCATTTCGATTTAGATAATATTTCTAGAATAGAACTCGTTATTAATATTCAGAAACTACCTATTGCCGACAAATTAAAATATTATTATTTTAAATATGACGGCCGTGAATATACGCCTGAGCTTCCTCTTAATGAAGACGTTAGGATTGTATACGATCGTGAGTCATTAACTATCGCATATCCAGGTGGATACGTTCATTTAAATAAATATTCTTCTCGATATTTAGATATGTTCTATAATATCGATGCTTATGTATCTAAGTTAATTGTTACTAATAAAGAAAATAAAACCGAAGACATTCTTAATGTAAGCGAATTTATTTCTTATGTCACTGATGAAGTAATGTCTCCTATCTTATGTTTAGATAAAGATGATGAGCCGCTCGATTTAAGTTCTTCATATCGAGAAATTATCATTCCTTCTATTCGAATAGAAATGTTTAATAGATATACACCAATTAATTTATCTAAAAAACTTAACGTGTATGAATTAGAAGATATCCAAGTAGTCGGTATTAAAGAATTTACCGAAGTGAATCCGTTAGCTAAAACATTAGATAAATTTATTTTATCCGATGTTGGATATGTGTATTTAGATTTTAATCATAATACCGATGTCGACATTAAACATAATTCTATTACTATTTCTAACGAAATTAGAAAACAATATAAATATATTATTATTGTATATCCGCATGCAGAAGAATATATGTATCGGTTTACGAACTGGAATCGTGAAGTATTCTCTAATACTAAAAAGGAGTTAAAATTAGCGAAACCGATTCTTGATACGTTTAATAATATTATTGTATATGCTACAAATGAAGACATCGATGAAAAATATTTCTATCGTGTTCGAAAAGAAAAAGAAACGACCGATGTAAAAATGGCCGTTACTAATTATGATGTGTTAGATAATAGTCAATTCGATATCGATTTTAAAAGAAATGAAATCGTTCTCCATAATAATAATTATAAACATTATATTATTGAATATTTGAAAGCAGATAGTTATTGCATTAACGATTTAAAATATAATGTATTAATCGGGAAAGAAGCTTCTAATCTTTACGAAGTGAAAGTATCTTCTAATAAAAAAGATATTAAGATTATCTACGATCAAAATAAAGAAACTAAAGCGATTGATCAATATAGAATAACAGATTTAAATATGATACCAAATGAATATGTTGTTATGAGGTAACGGTATGAAGATTTATAGAAACAAGAAAAAAGTAGCAAATACTGTATTGCTCGATGATCAGGATATGCCATTATCTTATTTGGTTAATAATTCTGTTTATGCTGATACCGTTATTAAATTCAATAACGATTTGTTAAGTTTAAATAAAAAAGAAGCTATATCTTTATATCAAAAGATCGATAAAGATTTACTTTTATTTAAGGAAAATTATGTTCCGGCTAAAGAACAAAAAGATTACCTTTTGGATAAAGACGGTATCATTACGATAAAAGATACATCTAAAAAAGCTTCTTATCGTCCGACAGTATTCGGATATAAATATATTCTCCAAAGAAATATTCCGTTTTCTTCTGGACGTAGCTGGGATATTAATATAGATTTTACCGGCATGGAAAAAGTAAAGTCTATGTTACAAGGTATTACTGTTCCTAACAATATTAAATTTAATAGTGTTACCGACAATCCCGATATTAAATATTATAATGGAGAAGATAAGTTCTTAAAGGCCATGAAAGCCGGCGGCTATAAAGATAATTGCAATATTTATATCGTAAATTCTACTTACGGCAATAAGATTCTTTATAATAAGCCTAAGATATTCGACGTAGCCAAACCTGTTTTATTTAACCAGTCTGAATACGTAATTGAACCATCATGGGATATCTTCAATCATGATTTGGAAATGTCGCTATTCCCTCGTGCTACATATGATTATATTAAATTAACGATTAATCATACTCCGATACTCATTATGCAAGATCGGTTGAACTTTAAAACTATTTTATTATGCGGTAAAGAAATCTTTACTCAGCCTCGTTTAATTCAGTTTCTTGCTGAAAATATTGTTTACGCTTATAGCATTGGCTACCATCGCATTCCAGAGAAAGCCGACAGCTATATTAATACTTTCATTTCTAATAATTTGATCGATTATTACTATAGTTTAAATAATCGATTAAACATGAAACATCCTCAAATTAATTTAGATAAAGATATCGCTTCTTTAACTTCGCTCGATAATCACGATTATAAATTAGTTTATGTCGAAACAACAAACGAAAACGTTATTTTCGATTATGCGACACCTTCTCGTGATATTTATTTTAAGAAAGTAATCGACGACGAGCCTAAAAAAGATAATAATGAATCTTTAATTTATACCGTAAACCAAGAATTAAAATTTATCGATAATGTCGACTATTCTTTATTTAACATTGAACAGTTACCTTCTATACGTTATAATTATGATAAAGAAAAACTTCAGCTAATTATCGGTCAATATTATAGTTCTAAATATAATATCGCTAAGTCTGAAGAAACGATTATTAATATCTCGAATATAAAAACTAATTATAGTTTATATATGACGAATACGGGCATATTAAAAGACCAAAGATTTTATATTCTTCCGGTCGATGAACCATCTAACGATATTAAAGTTGCCGATATTATTATTAAACTCGATACAAAAATCGAGCCGACCGACACAAGAATAATTGGTGGCGGATCTAGTAAATTCGACAATTACGAATATATCGATACAGGTAATATACTTGGCAGACCGTATAGAATTGGTACTTCTATGGTAATTACGTTACCTAAAAAATATGAAAGTCATAGAGACCAATTACAGGAACAAATTGACAAACATATTTCTTCGTCGGAAGCAGCAGTATTATTATTTAAGGATTAATAAATGGCACAAAATTATTTAACAAAGGTTGATTTTACCAAAGGCGTAAAAGCTAAACCTATTAACGACAATTTTGAAATGATTCAAGATTGGATCGACACAGAACGTCTTCAGTCTGCTGGCTGGGGCGTTGTGTCCGGTTTTGAATGCAGTCGACGTGGCGATGAGTTTATTATCGATGTAGCAGCTGGTGAATTAATCAACAAAAAAGGCCATCGAATTAATCTTGACGCTGCGTCCATTAACGTAGGTGCTCCACAAGCTATTCAATATTTCGAGAAATTTACTTTGGATGCTAGCGGACAAATTACGTTACGTTTCCCGGTATATGCTCCATCTCAATTAAAACAGGTAGCATATATCTCCGGAGTTCAAGGCGAACTTCCAGATTTAAAAGAATTTAGAGTATACGATTTAGAAACTCAAGAAAGTTTACAGATTGCTTCTATCAATAAACAGATTATTCATATCGTAGACCCAGAAGCAAATGTCGGTAGAAAAGTCGGCGTCGTATATCACTATGCATCATCTCATATCGATACAATTACGTACAACGATAAAACTCCTGAGTTATATCCTAAATATCATTACGGTATTTTCTCGGCATCGCCTGCATTCCCGCCAATGCAAAACTTTGAAGATGCTGGCGATATCGTATTAGGCTGGGCTTATTGGATAGTCGATGAAACAGGTATCTCTGTTAAATTCTTCTATGATAACCGAAATACTCGAGCTATTTATGTCGACGAATTTGGCGATATTTATTTTTACGGTAAATTATATTCTAAGAATCAACGTAAATTTATTTACTTTATTCAACCAGAGCATCCTGAACCAAACGACTTATGGTATGATAGCGATACAAATATTTTATATATTTGGCGACAATTTAACGGTGAAGATTACCAATGGGTTCCTGTAAATGAACACAGTACGATGGATCTTCACGAAACTAAATTGTTTATTCCGGATGAAAATTTAACCGACGAAGAAAACGAAAAGCAAACATTCGTATTCGATGAAGACGACGTTAATATGTTCTTTATCCCGAGATCTAATTCTTTAGACGTATATATCGATCAAGGATATATCATGAAAGACCAGTACGTCGAAATGGTTATGCTTAAAGAACAAGATGCTAAAGGCAAACATTTAATCGTACCTGATAGTGCGAAATATAAAATGAGCGATATCGTAAAAGGTGTCGGTTTTAAATTAAACTATGCATTAAACGAACCGACTGTCGTACAAGTTAACGTTCGCCATACAATTAAAAAAGGTAAAGAATCTGGTGTATTCCAACGTGCTGCCGTATTCGTCGAAGAAAAACGTATTATTTATAACGAAGATTCTTATCCTAACAATACTCGTGTTATTAAGTTACCGACATATTATGAATACGGAAAACAACAAATCGAAGTATTCTTAAACGGATTAAAGTTACATAATGGGTCTTCTGATGAGGTCGACTTTAGTGAAGTACTCCCAGTTCCGACTGAAGATAATCCTAATCCGACATTAACGAATAAGTTTATTATTAACAATAATGTAAACTTAAAATATGGCGACCGCATCATTTATAGAATTTCTCATTATACTTGGTCTTATGAACAATTAGAATCTATTATTACTAATGCTCAGAACGGTATTAAAGAAACTAAAGATTTGATTACGGCAGTCGATAATAAATATAGTCGTATTACAGATTCTATCGATCCTGCAATTACAGCAATGCAAACGACGATTCAAGATCTTAAAACTTCGACACTTAATACAGATAACTTTATTAAACGTAGTGAAAAGATTACGAAGTCTATGTTGGACGACGAAGTTAAGAATGGTTTATTTAAAACTATTCAACAGTATGAAATCACGATCGACCCAACTAGTACGATTTATCCATTACAACATACTGTTACCGATAAACAATTATCGTTTGTATTGTTAGACCAATATGTCGGTACTAATAAAATCGATAACGCTAATATTAGTACGATCTTAAACTATGGTACTGATTATGTCTATGTCGATAATAATAAGATTAAATTATCGGCCGGACTAATTAGAAGCACAAGAAAACTTAAATTTATGGTTATTTCTTTTGGAGCGTAATTCATGCAAAATACATTGACATGGATGGTTCTCGACGAACAAGAATTTAATATTTATAGTACTTATAAAGCCGGAGTTATTACTTCGGCTTCTCGTACTGTAATTCCGGTTCGTCTATATAATAATTATATGGGTATCGAGAAGCAGCCAGACTTAAAAAACTTCGGTGTTAATTTTTATTTCACCGATATTGAAGATTCTGTATTATTAGATTATATTAAAATCTTAAATGCAGATTCTACTGAGTTACCGACAACTCGTTTAAGTGACACATTAACTGTTAACTTAACGAATGAAGTCGTACTTAGTGGCGCTCCGAATAAAGGAGATAGCGAACATAATTATTACGATTTTAATATCGTAATAGAGTTACCGAAAGATCTTAAGTATAAAATTAACGATCTCAAAGAATTAACTTGTGATATTGTATATTATTAAGGAGGCCTTTAAATAATGAAACCTACTTGGGGTATTCGAAAATTAAATGAATACAGCATAAGTAAAGACACAGCTATTATTATTACTGATAGCGAAAAAGATAACTATTATTGGGCCGATATTCCTGATGGATCGTTATTAGTAAATGATAAAACAGGTAATCTTAGTATTAAATTAACTGGTGAATCGGATTGGGTGCCAGTCGGTATTCGTAAAGATGGTACAGATAAGCTTGTTAAAGATGCCGTAATCAATGTCGAATATTATACGATTGTTAAATTCGAATTAGAGCATAATCGATTCTATTATCATGACCGAGAAGAAATTACTCGTATCGGTAAATTGATCGACGGCAAGGCTCAATTTAAAGTTGGTTCTGGATTATATATTCCGGGGACAAATCAATTAGAAGTATTAATTAACGACACTGTAAGATGTAATACTTTGGACGATAGTCTCGAAGAAATTAATATGAAGTATTTCCAAATCGATGCCGACGATATTCGATTAGGTTCGACGGTTACAGTTCGTTATATCAATTATGAACGTTTAAGTGAGTTATATCCGTTTATCTTTATTCAAGAAAGATACCCTTGGTTCTTCGAAGATAAAGATATCTGGATTAATACAGCAGAAAATGTATCGGAAGACGGTTTAGCGATTACACCGATGAGCTACACAGTTTCTTATCCAGCCGATGATCCAGCTCATGCCGAAGTTACAGTTTTTACGACTAAGAAATCTAGATTAATTGCGACACATCGTCGCGACGAATACTTTAACGATATTACTAAACGTAGCATTACCAAATTTAAAGTGCCGCGCAAAGTATACGACTATTATCTAAATCTCTTCTCGACTTACTTCGGTTATCAAACTAACTATAGTAAAGCATTAATTAAAGGTACTCAAACTGAAACAGATAAATTAACGTTAGATGCTGAAATGTTATATCCTAATGCTTTAATGGGTCGAGCTTCTGTAAAAACACAAATCGGTAATATCGTAACATTTAAACGTGACGGTAAAAAATTATATGCTTCTCAAAATATCGGTATGGGTGTTCAATATAATTTACCTCGTGAAGAAGATCCATATGATATCACTGTTATAGTTCGTAACCCTAGTAATGGGTTAAGTAAAGAAAAAGTATTAACTGTTGACCGCCGAAAAATAATTTTAACGGCCGATATTAGTTATGTCACAACGACCTCGGGAACAGAAGTTGTCGTGACAACTTTGCCTGGGTCAAAAATAACGATTATGGGCGCTGGTCCTATGGCCGGTGGAGTAATCGCTAGAGATGCTGTTGTCGGTGACAACGGAAAATATAAAGTAAATATTCCTTTGGCGCAACAAGCTGAAACATATACGGTAACAGTTTCTAACGATAAAGCAGATAATACCGTTAGTAAAGATATTGAAATATTACTTCATACTCCAGCTACGCCTCTTTCTGTTTATGTAGTCGACGGAAAAGATTCTCTAACTGGTGATTACGAAGGAACAAGTGCATTATCGATTCAAGCAGAATCAGGTTCTACTATCGTAATTAAAGATAGTTTCGGTGCCGTTATTCATACAAGACAGCCTTCTAATTTGTCTGTCGAAGAAACACTTTATAGAATTCCGTTATTCTATCATCCAGAAGTAAAAACTTTTACTGTCGAAGCTAACAAAACGAACAAGGTTCCTGAGTCTAAAACTGTTACCGTTAATGGTTATAAAAAAGTAAATGCAAAAACTCCTTTCAATGTAAATAATGTAACGTTTAATAATCGAGTCTGGGATGTGTCGTTCGATTATACAAAAGGGTCGACTATTACGGCATATGATGCGAATAATAATATAATTAAAACTAAAGATAATACAGATAGTATTGTTACGACATCAGATGAAACAATGCGTTATTTTGCTGGACGATATTATTCTTTCAAACAAAAGAATAATGATTATACTGTAAGATTTACTTGTGCTCATCCTTTGTATAACGATCAAGAAGTGACGAGAACTGTAATTGGCGCACATTTGCCAGATCACCAGATTGAGTTATTAAATACTTACGTTATTAATCCATATGCTGATATGTATAATTCTGATGCTTATCAAGTATTAGAACTTAAACTATATAAGACGACAGAAGATTTAGATAGAGTTCATTTAACTCTCGATAATCATCCAGAGATTCAAAATAATTTAACATTATCATATGGCGGAACAAATGCTAAGCCTATTCAATATCTTGGGTCAAATCTTTTAGATAAAATTAATGGCTCCAAATCCTCTTATTTAGAATTTTACGGTAAAGATGATTTATCTAATGAAGAAACATTAACAGTATTACCTAAGATTAATGATTATTTATCTAACGCATATGAAGGCAATAATGGATCTTATTACTTTATTTTTAAAGTTGATAATTTCTATGATTTAATGGAAAATAGAAATATTAATATTAAAGTTAACAACAAAGCAACTAACGATATTAATATTCCGATAACTATTCTTCATTGGAAAAATATAGATAAATTTAGTGAATATTCTACAGAGTCTAATGATTATCAAGATATTCAAAATAAAATTAGATCGATTATAGTTAAGCACTCATATGTAAATAGTGCTTCTAATAAATCTAATAGTCAGAGAATACTTTTAAATGAATTATTTACATATAAACAAGTTAATGATCATATAAAGTATATTCATCCTAATTTACTTTTGCAAATAACAGTTGCTGCTTATAAGTTTACAAAATATATTAGTAACAATACAGAAGAAGATAGAAGAGAATCAGAACAAAAAAGTGATGAATTTATTTCTAAGGTTAGAGCTAAATATAATTTAGAACTGCCAAAACATATTGTCGATGTTCATGAAACATGGAATAATTATATCTATTATGGAAATAAAATATTCGACGACAATGGGAATGCTCCAGTTCTTATTTTTAAGCATGACTTATTGTTGTATCCACAAATGTTCTCTTATTTAAATGCTTCTTATTCTGTTATTTCTACTGGAGATTTTGAAGAATATTATCCTGTTGACGATACAATTGTTTTAGATATCGAACAAAATAATATTGACAATATTATTATTGGAAATAAGATAAATTCTTTAGACTGGAAAGAAAAAATAAAAAAAATATTCAAAGAATATTATCCTAAAGAAATTCATTCATTCTATCCTGAAATATATCCAATCTCTTCTAAAAATCAACTTTTATTTTGTAAGCTAAAGAGCATCCAAAGTAATTTTAATTCCAATAAAAATATTTGGTTTTATAATAATCTTATCTATACAGATCAATTAAACTCTATTGAAGAAAACGCTCTTTGTAACTCTTATTATTCTTCAATTTTCTTTGATTATAGTAGATTACGTAATATTGGAGATAATGCCTTCCGATATCCAATTAATTTTGGTATAACAGCATTTAATCTTGGTACTTCAAATACATTTGAATTCGGGAATAGAAAATATAATCCATTTTTAGGTAATACTAGTGGGCTTACTGCAGTAAAAAATCCAAGAAAAGAAGATTTAGATATTGTCAAACAAATTTGTCCGTTACCAAATTATCTTTCAGACCCATTTAAAGTTTTCTTAACTTCAACTAAAGATATTGGGATATCTGATATATTCTTTAATTATTCTGCTGTTGAAGCTATTGAATATAATTGTAATAGCGTAACATTTGTCGATGAAAACTATAACCCTATAAGATATGATAACAAACATAACGATACTTATTTAGGGCTAACTATAAATTATGATTTTTATTTTACGAAGCATGATTTAAATAAAAATAAGATTGTTAATAATGGTATTGGCAGATATGATCTTTTTGGACATTTTAGATTCACAAAGAAGTTAAAAGAAATAGACTTATCTTATTTTACAAATTATTATTTGTATGCGCATGATTTTGATTCTTCAGGCGTTAAAAAAATAACTTTTCCTAGTGCATATTTAGCAAATATAGATATGCTAAATACATATAGGAATACTGCTGTTGCGCCATTTACGGATTGTTCTAATTTAAAAACAATAGATAATTTAGACTTTATTTTATGTTCAACTAATATTGTTCCTGCAGAATTCTTTAGAGGGGCACGACTTTTAAAAGTAGATGTTAATTTAAATTATATAGATACTTTTAGATATGCTTCTTTTTATGGTTCTTCTGATGGTTTATCTTTCGTTTATAAAAATAGAAAAATAAATATCGATCATTTGGGTAGCCAAATTAATTTAGATAAAAGTTTCCTTGGTTTAACAAATCCATCAGATGATCAAGGTATCATGTTAGGTGATGCTGTATTTGCTGACTCAAATATAAGTCAACAAGAAATCGATAAGATAATAAATCGATTCATTAACATCCCATACATAACTTTCCGTGACAATAAGAATATTAAAGAATTAAATATTAATAGTAATTTACTTATTTCTGCATCATTCTTTTATCAAAAATTTAATAAGATTAACATAAAATCAAATTCTTTAGAGATATTAGAATTTAAAGATAAGATTTTTAACGTAGATTCAATGAAAAACAATAACGATAATTATATTGTTATTGCTCCAAATTTACAATATTTTTATTGTGAAAAATATGGATATACTGTCGATAAAAATCATTTAAATATCGGTAATCCAAAAATGTCTTTCTTTGCGAAAAAAGATAATTTTAAATTCTTCCCGATAAATGATGATTATGATTTCATTAAACCTACAAGTTATTTTATTGAAGATTTTCTTGGTAAATCTAATGGTTATTATAATTCATATTTTACTAAAGAAGAATCTGAAAATGTTATAAATAATCTAGAATTAGAAATACCTGTTCCAAATTATCGATATTATTTATTTGATAAGTCGATAAACTTATCTGATATAAAAATAAAGAAATTGACAATAACATTAGAAGATAGTTATTATAAACCTTCAAAAGATATTAATAATGCTGTCGGAGGTTCTCATTATTTAAATGATAAAAATGGTGGTTGGATTAGTGATAAACGAACTATTGAAAAAATGAGATGGCCAGCTCTTGAAGAAATTATCGTTAAAGGAAGAGCTCGTAGAAATTACGAAGAAACAGTTTTAGGAGTTAAAATTAAATATGTCTAAGCTTAATGATTATTTTGAAAAAACGATAGGTCTTCCTATTATATATCATGACTATGAAACATATGATTGGAACTCCGCAAAATTCGGTACGATAGTTGTCGATCCAAAAGATAATAACATCGGCATTAAATTAAAATATAATGTCGATAATCAAGATCCAAAAGATCCATTCTCTAAATATGGTCCTAGCTGGGTAGCTCTTAAGCTACCAGCTAGTGAATCATTAATCGTAGAAGAATCTTCTAGGATGGTTTGTGAGAAAATTATATTTATCGATTATGATCGTATCGAAGGCAAACTTTATTATTCTATTAATGGTGTATATAAAGAATCTAAATTAACTCGACAAGACAACTTTGTATTTGAGTTAGATAAAGGTGAATATATTCCAGGTAATCATCATATTAAAGCATTAATTAACAATGCGATAGAATGTTCTCCGGCCACTAAAACTCTTAAAGAACTCGATAGCACACATTTTGTTCTTAATTCAACACAGTTAGAACAAGGCTGTGAAATCGATGTATATTATATTGAACGATATCATGTCGGAAATCCTGTTCCTCGATTCTATAATCAAGAAAATGAACCAGTAAATCCTGAGCCTGGTGATTTTTGGATTAATAGTAAGCGTAGTGAACACATGAAGCAAAAGCTTCCTATTACTCCGTATATCCGATACGATTATAATAGTATGCAGCTTTCTATCCTTTTAAAATCTATTAATAATAGCACTTTTAAAATTTATAAAGGTGAGAATTTAGCTGCAACAAAAACAAGTAATCGATCTTGGACGACGATTAAAGTTCCGTTGGCCTATAACGAAATTTATACATTAAGAATTGTCGGCGAGAATAATGATTATTTAACCAATGAAGTGACTCGCGATATTCATTCTACTTCCAAAGTAAATATTGCTTTACAGAATTTATCGTTAACAAAAGATAAAATAAATTTACATTTAGTTGGTGAGCCTGATTTAAAATTTACTGTATATAGTACTGCCGATACTTCTAATGTTAGATTTATACCGGACGATTTAAACAATGCATATGACGTAAGTTTCGATCGTAAGAATAAATCTTATTATGTCGACATTACGGCACACAAGCAGGGTAAGCTATCTTTCAGCTTAGAACGAATCTTAATCGAAGCAAAAGACCCTGTCGAAATTCCAATTAGAATTGTTTCTAAAGAATATATGGTTCCTAATACTTATAGTCAAATAGCTAAATTATTTGTTCGTACTACTTATAATAAAGAACTTACTTTGATTACTGCTTCTAATAATCCAGAAAATTTAAGATACATTACGTCGAACAACGGTGAAGAAGACGGTAAAACATATTATGATTATCAGTATAATGTAACATTATCTAATAATATGCAATATGTATCTTTTATGGCTATTGATACAAGAGAAAATGCCGTATCAACTGTCGTTACGACGAGTATTCAACCTAAGCGAACAAAAGAAATTAGAGCACGGCTTGAATTAAGCAGTGATCCAATAAAAATAATTGCCGGCGTTAAGTATCAGAAATTAAACTTAATCGTTCCTAATAGTGTTCCTAGTGTTCAAATTATTCCTAAGATTTATAACACTAGAACTCAAGGTCGTATTCGTTTAATTAAACAGGTCGGGAATACATATACTTATTTAGTTCCTGTGTATAGCCAGATTTTAGATCATATTGGTACTAATCCTAATAATCCATGGGAAACTAAATCTGACGTTATATTTGAATTATCGGCTTATTCTTATATCGATCAAGTATTAGAATTCCCGAGCAGTGACTTAGATCATTTATAGGAGTTAGATAAATGCCAATTAAACAAAGTAAAAAAATAACTTCTCGATTAATAAGTAATGGCCGAGCTACTTTTGTTTATAGTGATAGCGATTATAAATGGGACCTATTACCTAATGGGTCTCTTTTAATCGATGAAGAAAATGGTAAAGTAAAGATTAAATTAGAAGGTAAAACCGATTGGACTCCGGTCGAAGAAGTGTTAAATAAAGATTCTAATTTAATTATTCACGGCAATCGTATTATAAAAGAGCCATTTTTGATTATCGATATCGATAAAGAAAACGATACGATTACTTATATAAATCATAGAAATGAACGTCGACATAAATTTATTTATCGTTATCAAAAGGATTGGTTTGCCGTATTTGAACTCGATAAAGGATCTTATATTCAAAATAAGAATTTAATCTCAGCGACAATTAATAATACGATAGAATGTAACGATAAGAATTATAAGTTACAAGAGTTAACGAGCCGAAGAATCGGTATCGATCTCGATGTATTAATCCCGGGATGCTGGGTCGATGTTCAATACTACGACATATATAAAATGACTCAGCCTGGTTATAATATTTTTATTAATAAAGATGTGCCAGAAAAGCAATTATTTGATAAGTCTATGGCCGTTGTTTTAAACGATAAAAAAGTAGTTGATACGGAAGAAAACCCGTAATATAACAACGATAATATATTATTTCTAGTACTAGAGGTTAATCAATGGCTAAAAAAATAGAAGAATTTATGCTGTCTAAAGATCTTCAAGACAAGATCAATCAAGTCAGCAATTTAACTCAAGTCCATATGGATCAATTGGACGCTTCATTAAAAACATTGTTAACGAATATCGGAAATGCATCTCAAGGAGTCATCTCTTATGATGACTCCGAGATTCGTAATCGAGTAATTTCTCTTGAAAAAAACTCTGCTACGAAAACTGGATGGTTCAACAAAACTTCCGACAAGTTAACGAAAGAAATGCTTAATGCCGAAATGCAATCTCTTATCGACGATATGCAAGATTTCGCAGATGCATTATTAACTAAATTAAATATCTCTGATGCCGATAACAAATATCGTGCTAAATCTGAAAAACTTCAATTAACAGATTTGAGTGAAGAATTCCAAACTCAGATCCGTAATATTATAGATAAAGTAAATGCTTTAAATACGACATTTGCTGGTCTTAATTTTGTCGCTAACGATATCGAACAATTAAAACGTATTATTAGTGATTTACCTAACACTGCTATTACGAGAGATTTTGCCGATGCTCGTTATCGTTTACAAGATCAAAAGATCACTGTAAACGATGTTAACGATACATTGCGTCCAGCAATTATTTCTCTTCAGTCTAATTATAATAAGTTAGATAATGTAGTCGTTAGAAACGACTTATCTGAATATCGTCGTTTAGATAACGATATTAATATGTCTGATCTTGATGCCAGTATTCAAGCTAAGCTTAATACGATCGATCAGTTGAACGCTAACATCAATGCTCGTATTAATACACTCGTCAATCAAGCATTGGCTACCGGTTTTGTCGATACATTAAAAGCGACTTATGTCGGCGATTATGCATTACTTAACAATACTGAATATCAAGGCTATATTCAAAACTTATTAGATAATGTTAATACTAACAATAAAGCAACTGTTATTCAATCTTTATTTGCTTTATATAAAGGCCTAAAAGATATCGCTGTTTCTGTAATATCAAATAATGCACAGTTAAATAATGTTAATACTCAGTTTGCTTCTATGGCAACTAACAATAACTATGCAAAATCTTTAAAAGATCTTGATGCGATCGACGTTATTAAAACGTTATCTTATATGTCTGGTCTTGGAAGTACTTTAGTCGACGATATTACGTCTGACGATGCTATCGAAACTCTTAGCGTAACCGGTTCTACGACTATTGTTCAAGCCGATACTATTTCTGCTAGTTATACTGAAAACGCTGCGAAAGCAAAGACAGCATATATCGGTATTGCTTCTAATGCTGTTCACGACTGTGAAACAATTATGCATTTAGAGTTTCCGGCTGTTACTAACGTTAATGCTTCTGCATTTAAAAATTGTACTAATTTGAATACAGTGTTCTTGCCATCCGTAAAAACTATTCGAGATGGTGCATTTGTTGCATGCGATAATATTCATACTATTATGCTTCCTGAAACATATACGTTTACTGGTAAAGAAGGTTTGCCTCAAATGTGTCGTATTATTCGTGTAGCCGGTCCTGCCGTGGTTTAAGGAGGTCGAAATGAAAGTTAGTGTTTATGTCGACAAACTTAAAAAGTGGGTTCCGATATCCTCTGACGAAATTCTCGATAGAAATAAAAACTTATCTGATGTAAAAGATAAAGATGCGGCTATTACAAATCTTGGCTTATACGATAAGTTTATTTCTAAAGAAGCTCTTCAATCTGGGTTCTTACCAGATGTATTTACTCCAGAGAATATTCAAACTGATGCCGATCATCAGTTCGTTAGTGATAGCGATAAGAATAACTGGAATAATAAATTAAATAAACCAGTTGAAATTCAAACAAACTTGGAAGAAAATCAAATTGGCTATGATGAAGTAAATGAAAAATTTTACATCGGTTTAAATAATAAAAACGTTCTTATTGGCGGCGCGTCAGCGTTAGATAATATTAAAATCGTTAATGGATTTTTCTCCGGCAATTCTCAACCGACTATTATTCGTAATACTAAAACACGAGAAGATGGTACATTAATTTCTCCTGTATTCGTCGACGTTCAATGTGTCGAATATACTGGCGGCGATCTTGGTGAAGTATCTGTGTCTTACACGTCTGAGCTTATTAATATTTACAATACTGGTTCTTTTACTGGTGCATTCCAATGTATGATTGTGTATCCGTTAGGAAGTGTTAATCGATGAAATGGTCAATTAAATTAAAAGACGAAATAAAAGATTTAGCATTTTCTACATACGTATCTATATTTTATAATTTAAACGATTTAGCTGATAAAGCCCAAGCGATTAAAAACTTGGGCTTATTCGATAAACTTGCCAGTATCGAAGAAATTAAAAAAATTAAAATACTTGCGACGGCAATTAAAACAAATAATCTCCATCGTTTTGTATCTAAAGTTAATAAAGATAAATATAATAATAAGATAAGTAAATTTGTTACGACCGATAATCATTTTGATATCGATAATAATAACGACGCTTATTTTCACAATGGCGAGAAACGCTTTTATTTAAAATATAAAAATAAATATAGATTATTTGGCGGCAATACTATTTTATATAAAGTAGGCCAAGCTACATTTTTAGGTAAATCTAACGAAGTTAGAATTCCGCATAATTTACATGACGACAGAAACGTCGGGATTACTCCTGATTTTGTATCGATTAAACCATTACATAGTGCGGCGAAAGCCGGCGATATATGGGTTAAAAAAGATTCTAATTTTATTTATGTCGGAAATACCGGTGCTGCCAATATCGAATTTCAATATATGATTTATGCTCCAAAGAATATGGGTTAAGGGATAGTCAATGAAGAAAAATCGAACATTTAAACAAGGTCGTGGATCTGAACAACTCTTAAATCAAGAGCTGTATGATATCTTTACTGCTGTCAAAGATATTAACCCAGATATCACCGAGCAAGAAAAAATTGTCGGTGCTAGTGCAGTTCCTGACAACAATATTCATGGTTCTCTCTGGCGTAAAGATAGAACTAATGAATTAAAATATTATGACGGCGTCAAGAAACAATGGGTTAACGTATTCGATAATAAATTCCAAATTATCGAACATTTGACCGAAGAAACGACTCCGGTAAACCCTGTTAAAGGTCAGTTATGGATTTACAACGGCATTATGTTGTATTTCGATGGTCGAGAATGGAAACCAATTAAATCGATCCCGGCTGACGATGCACAATTTAATGAAGCAGCATTTGCCGATTTTGCTCTCGTTAGTCCATTACTTTCTGTCGGACATGTAACTGTACCGAGCTTACAAGATAGCGATTCTAAGCGTTATGAAAATGAATTAAAGACTGGTTATCAACGTTCTAAAAAGAATGCTGTCGAAGAAGTCGATACATTTGATTTTGAATGGGAAGATCCGTTTACGGCTCCGACTCACGATAAATTAGTCGATCCTAATCATAGAACACAGTACGTTATTCCTAACGTTAATCATGATAGAATCTTTATGGAGAACAGCTTACTTAATGATTATGAAAAAGTAAATACTGTTTGTTTCCAATATCCGACTGTAAAAGCTCAGAAGAAGAATTTGAGTGCATTACATATTAACGCACAAAAATTATCTAACATTACTAAACGTTTATTTAAAATTAATAAAGACGATAGTAATACAAATGCTATTATCGATATTAATCCTAATAATACTGAATTCTATGGTTTTAGAGCTGGCGAAAATAAAGGCGATCATTTATATCCATATTACGAAAAAGTAGAAACAGGATTAACGCATAGTACAGCAAGAGCTTTAGATAATACGTCCGGTATTCCTGGTGTCGATAAAATCAATGCACAATTAAATCCTGGAATTAACTATAATAAACCAGATAAAGTAACTGTTGAGAACAGAACAATGCGTCGGGATATTACTATGAAAGATGATCCTGATAATCGTTTCGGTGATTATGTTATCTTACATAAGAAGATCTCTTTAAATTATCGTACTGTTCAAAATTATGATTATATCTTAGCCGTTACTTATGACTTTAACTGGATTAATTATACAGGTTCTTTAAAGAAGTTAAATAACGGTAATTTGTTTGAAGGCTTCCATATCCCTGATCTTCCAGAATCTATTAATCTATTCTTCGACGGCTTAATGCTCGAAGAACAATTTTACGATGTCGACGTTAAAAATCAGTTAGTAAAATTAGAAGATAAGATCTATAAAGAAGATGAAGTACATGTCTTTAAAAATTATATTAAAGACTCTGGCTATATCGTAGAAACAAACTTGGATAATCAAGGTGTTATCTACTTACACAAGAAATTTAAATCTCCGTTAGTCTTCGTAGCCGGTGAATTAATTCATCCGTTATTCGGTGGCTTAATTTTCCGCGACGATAAAATCTTCGTTCCTCGTGCTAAAGTAAATATGCCGTGGACAGTCATCGAAGCGTATATCCCTGGCGAAGAAAATGCTTATGCTGCCGGTACTGTAAACTTCGATAATAATATTGTTGCCGGTACTAATCGTACATTAGCGACTGAAACTGGTACACCAAATATCGATGCGACAGCCTTGTATAATAATGGTGAACATTCTCTTATCGTTCAACAAGGTCAAATCGGCCACAGTGGACAAAACGTAATTTATTACGACCCTCGTGTTATTACGAATACCGATGAAATCATTTTATTCTTAGACGGTATGTTAATTAATCCTAAGAATATTGAATGGAATAAAGATTATCATTATTTAACACTTAAAGATGGTTTATTCCCAGGTCAACAATATTTATTATTGCGAGATCCTGATGATCGATTATTCGATGGCGCTAGTGCTATGGATACATATTTTACTGGAGCATTAAGCGACAGTTTAGTGTATCATAATGGCAAACTATTATGTAATCAACAACCATTAATTTCTCCGGTATCTCCTAAAGAACGTGAACAAAGTACGGCCGATGGCGAAGTCGTATTATTTATGCCTGACGATTTAACCGATGCTGCAACTGTTCAAATTTACGACGATTATAAAAAGATCTGGAGACTTGCTAACGATAAAGAACTTAAGGATATTAAAACTATCTGTACATCTTATGAAAATACTGTATCGGCAGTTAAGATGAATGTTCCTGTTTTACCGGAAGATAGTATCGATATCTTTGCTTATAAGTTTGCTGGCGATAGCGAAAATGCAATTAAGATTGGTGATTTCATTATGGATTCTACTGATCCTACTAACCGATCTTTCTATATGCAATACGACAAATATTCTCCTCGTGTAAATGCATTAACAGTATTTAGAAACGGTGTTCGTCAAATTCTCGATATCGATTATATCGAAAATGAAGACGGCGCATCTATTAAATTCTTAGGTCCTGCTAACGATATTAAATCTAGCGAAAAGATTCATTATACGATCGAACAATTAGAGACTGGTGCTTCTAAAGTAATGGACGTTATTACGTTAGATAATACTAATTCTATTGGTACTAACGTATACGAAATTCCGGCGCAAACAGAATTATATTTATATCCAGGTCGATTAGTCGTATATCGTAACGGTGTTCGTTTACCGAAAGAAGATTGGACTTTGATCGGAAATAAAACAATTCAAATTATTAACTCCGATCGTCCTTATATCGGTACAACAGCAAGTAATTATCCTAATGAATCTTTCTATAAGAAAGAAACAGATACGTCTTATACTGTACATCATCATCAACCAGATAGAATTACGATCGAAATTCGTCAAGATTATAAACGTAAAGAAGAAACATTTAAAATGCGATATAATCGTGTTCCAGAGTTCCCGATTAACGACTATAAAATCGATCCTCAAGTTCTCGAATCCAAGGATGAAGTTTTATTCTATATAAATGGTCTATTTACTGGTTTGAGTCGTAATATAGTAAATGGATATGTTTTAAATAAATATAAAAGCTGTATTACGTTTACTGATAGAAAAGTCGCTGCGCTATTAGCTAATGATCCATTGTATATCGATTTATATGAAAATCCTGAAAAGATGGAAGCGTGGAAAAAGCGTACTGGAAAATCAGAATATACAACAAGTATAAAACATTATATCACTTATGATTATCGCGTATAACGCAGGAGACTTTAATGGCACAAGACTTTACTAAAGTTACAATAAACCAAATCGACATGGATGCTGTTACCGAAACAGTCATCGCAAAAGGTAATTTGGTATACCGTAGGGATCATAGTGATACTAAAGCAGAAGATGTAGATAAGGTCGGTGGAATTGCTGCCGACCACATCGCTGTAAGTATCGACGGTGATCGTGAAACAGTTCCTAACGCATTAAAACTCGGTGGTAAATTAGCTGCCGATTATATGACTACTACGACAGGTAATAGTTTAAATAAAAGAACTGAAAATATTAAATCTAAATTTGGTAGCGATATTTTAGCATTGCGTGACGAATTATATCAACTTCGTGGTCAATTAGCTAAAAATGGTTACGTAAAAGATATCGGTTATTATGATGGATATTATGATTGCTTCCATGATTTTAATCAAGTTCATTTAAATAAAGAATTAGCAAATACTAAAAATACAGTTCAGACTGATAGAAAATCTTTAGTATTCCCAGCGAATACTGATATGGATCAATTCTCTCAATATGATTTTATTGCTATCGTAAACAGCAATACTGGGTTAGAATGTATTCGTCAAGTAGCTGCTGTCGATAAAGCTAATTTTAAATTAACGTTAGATCGCAATATTGCAAATAGCGTTATTCTTCAAAATGCAGAATACTATCAAGTATATAAATCTTATGGTGCTATTTATAATGGCGACTTCTTATTTGCTCGCCCTTTAGAAACAGTAATGGGCGATGAAGAATATGCGTCTGGCGAAACTGACGACACAAGTCGTGAATTCGTTAAGATGATGAAACCAGGCTTTGGTTATGCGACTACTTTAAAATTTAGCGAAGGTAAAACTGGTTATTTAAAAACTGTCGAGCTTTGTTTGAAAGCTTACGGTAATCCAGGTCCTGTTAACTGTTATTTAATTGATGCACGAGATGTCGACTTATTTAAAAACGGTCAACAAGCTGAAGCGGCTTATAAATCTTCTCAAGCTAATAAAGATGATAAGTTTAAATTCTTCGCTAAGACTCAACCTAAAGCAGTAAGTGCAACTGTTGAACGTCAGTACGTAAAATTTAGTTTCCAACAAGACGGTAAATATCCTATTATCCCGGATAATTACTATCAAGATCCTACACGTTACTGTTTAATTGTAGAGTTCATGGAAGTTAATACTGACAATTATTATGAAATTGAATTGATTAATCATAATAAATCCGACCTTCAATTAAATAATATCTTCTATGATTATGAACGTAAATCCGATGTTGCTGTTGCTCATGCATTAACAGAAACAGACGAAACTAAAAAACGTGATCTTTATTTCCAATTTAAAACTCAACAAAAATTAACTAATCAACCTAGTCCTGTAAACGAAGGTTTATACTCTGCACATATTTATAATCGTAGATTGCAACGTGCTTCTAAAGCTCGTGTCGAACTAAGAATTAAACGTGAAGGCTTATATGAAGCTGGCACTTTAAGTTCTCCATCTTTGTTTACGACTGAAGCAATTACCTTGAAAAGAAATCCAAAAAATGGTACAATTAATTCAGTACATGAATTAGGTTTAAAGACTGAAATTAACAAACCAATGGAATTACGTCGTGGTGATCCTTCCGATATTTCTATGCCGGTCGATGTTGTCATCGGTGAAAATATCACGAAGGTAAAAGGTTTCAATACAGAATCTATGACGACAATTAGTCCAGTATTGGTTAACGATAATGATCCTGTTTATCGTGTCGGCTATGTCGTAGCTATTAAAGCACGTGAATATAAATTTAAAGACGGTATCATTACTAAAGGTCAGTTTAAACGATTCATTGTTCCGCTTACTGAAGTCGTTAAAGACGTTCATAGTTATATGGACGGCGTTAGCGATCGTTTGATCTTTGAAACACCTTTATATGAAGAAGGACAAGAAGTCGTAGATTATAATGATTTCGAAGTTCAAGTATATTGGGAAAATCCTGAATTAAGTGATAGCTCTATCACGAAACAAGAACAAATGGGTTCCCTAAAAGAAATTACAGTAAGCTTTGCTTCTGATTTCGAATAACGAACTGTTATAGCCGGGGGCGAAAGCTCTCGGCTTTTTTATTTTAAAGGATTGACTATGATTACCGATCATAAAGATTTTTTAGAACAACTTAATGTAATCAAACAAGGGATTACTATTCCGGCATACGATATTTCTAAGATTATGGATTCTGAAGAATATAATAATTATTATGCCGATATCGAGAAATCTCTTAATGATTTAACTGGAATGATACGATCGTTAGAAGATTGCAATCAATATATGGTTACATATGTTAACGATATAGTCGATAAGAAATACAAAGAATTGAGCGATAAATTAATTGCGCTAGAAAATAACTATTCTTTATATCAAAATAAAAATTTTATTTCTTATTCTCCGGATTTCGACGATACAAAAGTTGTTTACGACCGAGATGGTACTCAGATATCTCAAGTCGATTATGTCGTTCAACAAGAAGGCAAAATAGATTTATTTAAAAATATTTCTTCGACAAAAGCTTATTCTGTTAATATAGATAAAGATCATGGATCTGCAGTTATATCTTTTGAACGTAATATGATTACAGAGTTAAATAAAAAGACTGCTACATTTATGATTAAATTAAGCGAGCCAATTATGTTAAATTATATATCCTGTGATTTAGTAAATTGTACTGGCTCATTTACGATTAATAATAGTATTAATCAATATTCTTTTAACTCTTATTTTGATCCACAAGAAATATCTTTAATTGTTATTACTTTAAATTCTAGCAATCCTGAAGTTAAGCAAAAGAAGGTATTATATGCAAAATCTAAAGGATTTATGGACAACGCTTATGCTGGAATTACCTACTTTGATAAAAGTAGTGAAAAAACAGAAGAACAGCGTATGGCTAAAATTTATTACGAAAATGATGTCACGAAATACATAGGTGAAGCTAATGGCAGAAGAAACAAAGATAAGTCGATCTCTAACCGTTAAAGATATCGGTATCGTACTCGACGATAAAGATACGATTAGTACGACTGCTCGACCAATTCCTCGACGTGATGAAATTAAAAATATTCAATTAGATTCTACTGTCGTTTCTTATAATTTTGGTATAAATAATATTAAATTCTCTTATAATAACGCGACTAGCGTTAGCGGGATCATTTCTAAATTTATTACGATAGAGAATTGTGATTATGTAACACTTATAACGTCGCTAAAAGAACAATCTAAAGATGAACAATATTCTTTAGAATTTTATTTGTTAGATAATAACAAAGAAGTTCCGATTCTTCCGTATAATCAAACTCAAGTATTATATGAAAAGTTATTCTATAATCTCGAAACTCGATTTAAAATTAATAAGAATTATCAGATTACGATTCATGAAAAAACAAAAGATGGTTTAGTGTTATATAATACGTATGCTAATTATGACGAGTATCTCGCCGGCATTAACTCTTTAAACAATATTCTTAAAGAAAAATCTAAGGAATTGGTTATTAGTTATGTGCCATTCGACGCTAAAAGAATTAAGCCGATCGATAATCGTATTGCCGTAAAATTAATTAAAAGAATTTACTTCGGAAAGAATCCGGTTAAGATAGATAATATTATCGTTAATGCTCATGGAGGAAAATTAAATTGGAAGATTTAAAAAATATGACCGTTAAAAATGCGTACCTTCAAGCATTAGCCGATGAGGGGCTCATGGATAAGTTTAAAGAAAAAAGTTTACAAGATTCCAGGACTCCACTATTTAAACCTAATTATCTTAGCGAAGAAGATGAGCCTAAATATACCGAAGTACATCAGAATACGTTAGAATCTATTTTCGATATTATGAATTTAAGTTTTAATTGTATCGATTCTGCGTACGATATCGAAAACTTATTATCCGAGGTTGATTTAAAGATTGCTTCTATTCAAGAAAAGATAGATGCCGAAGATGAACGCGTAAAAGATATTAATATGATATGCGGTAATATCTCCGATTTTAATTCTATTATTCCGATTACGTCTGGGCATTTTTCTATTAAATCTAATTTATATCAATATAGAAATTGTATTACTTCAAATAAAACTTACGAAAAAGATATTCCGATTAAAATCGTAAATATTAACGGCAACGGTTATTCTGGTAATGAATATGTAGTATCAGATCAATACGATGTGCTACAAAAAGAACTGTTTGATACATCCCTGACGGAAAACGTTTTTGACGGCGTTAGAAATAGTGCCTGGGAATATAGTCGATTATTTAGCTATGATGCGGTTAACAAAAGTGATTTAATCAACATCGACGATATACCGGCTACCGTTCAAATTACGCTGGAGTCTCAATCTGAAGATGGCTTCAATGAACTTGTGTTCGACGATGATGCAACTACACACATTACCAAAATAGAGGTTTCCTATAATAACGTAGAATGGCGTACCGTATTTAATGGCGATATTCAACCGAATAAACAAGATCATAGCTATTCTGATTTTACGTATATCTATGGTAGTGGTGCATTAGTATTCCCAGTTACGCAATTATTAAGAATTACGATGTATAGTAATGCTGTCGATTCTAAAAAGATTAAAATTAACGATCAAATAAAAGATGGTGTATATCGTAAATTTGTTCGTATCGATGCAATGCAAGCTCGGCGCAATTCCTTTAAAGAGGGTTCTGGTACTACTCAAAATATTATAACTTCTGGTAAGGCAGTATGTGCCGGTATATTCTGTAATGAATATATTCCGGATTTTATACAAGATGCTTTACGTCAAGATATTCAATATCAACTAATCGTTAACGGTGTCGCACATAACGTTGTTCCTGTTAATAGTGACAAAAAAGGAATTAAGTTAGTTAAGTATTCTAAAAATCCTATTAAAGAAAAATATATTGAGTATATCGATGAGCCTATTACGACTCTTCAGATTGCTATGATCGTGCCGACTGCTTACGATTATTCTCCATATATCGCTAATTTAAAATTATGTTTAGGAAAGCAGGTATCTAATGTATAAAGATCAGATCTATAAATTAGAATATTATCGCCAACGATTAATTGATCAAGCATTAAAATCTGGCGAGTACATTAGCGATAGTGCTTTAGAATCTGCCTTAGAAGAATATGATATACAATTAGCATTATTTAAACATCGTTACATTCAAGAAGGTTCTAAGCTAAATGTGAACGAATTCAATAATGAATTATATGTTTTATATAATGATTTATTAATACTCTATAAGACCGTTTATGAATTAACTGTCGAGAAATTTAATAATACCAAAGATTTAGTAAATATTAAATTAAGTAATTTAGAGCGTATTGCTAATCAATATTATAATCGATCTAAATTAGAAACAATCGCTATCTTTGGTGATACATTAGTTTTCCAATCTAATAACTTCGATATGAAGAATAAAGATGGTAAGACTTACGTTAAGTTGCCAGCATTTACGACATATGCTGGGTCTACATTAGCTTTCTTAGCCAATCTAGAAGATAATAATGCGAACGTAGTTTTAGAATTATCGCCGACAGAAAATATTCTTAATTACGAATCTAATGAATCGTTATATCAAGTTCCAGGTGAGCCTACGACTAAAACAGAATTTTTCTCGTTAGATTTCGGTAATAAATATTTTGGCAGTTATCAATTGCCACAAAAATTTGAAGATACGTATAAATCTCAATATTATTTGTACTCTGGTCATAACATGATTAAAATCGATAATCAATGTATAGAATTAAATCAATATAATAACGTTCAAAATCCTTCTGAACACGATGTAGAATTTTATATATATAAAGGTACTCATGTCGATTTTAGTTTTACATTGGATCCTATTAAAACTAATATTAATAATCATTTAGTAACGATTACCGATAAAGTGCAATACTTTAAATTTAGAATGCCGCCTTATGGACAAGTATCTTTCAATACTGATGGCATCGTTTTTGCGGCTGTCGACAACTGTATTATTAAAGATAATCATATTTATTCTAGAACTTTCTATGATGGCGCCTACGATAATATGTTAGAAATTATTACTTACGATAAAGAAGTTAATTATGATAATCCAGTAGCCGTAATTGAAAATCCGTCTGGCAATACTCTTAAAATTAATTCTTTAGCGATTAAACAGAATAGGTATAACGAATATGATCAAGTATAATATACGATTTAATGGATCATGGGAGTATGATAAGTTCGTATTAAATTATTATAATTTGGCTAACGAAATTAAATTACTCAAAGAAAAGTTATTAAAGTTAGAATCCCAAAATGAATCCATAAACGATACGTATAAAAAATTAGTCGAATCTAATATTTTAGCTAAAACATATCGTCAGTATTCTAATTTCTATTGAGGTATAATATGGAATTAAAAAATACATCTAAGTATTTTACTGAACTTGTTGAGTCAATGCAACAAGAATATAACGATTTAGAAACATCGATTATCAAACAGCATAATTCTTATGATAAGAAGCTCGAGATTATGAATGCTGTATTAGAATATAGTAATTATTTAAATAATCAAATGTCTCGCTATATCGATTCTCTTAAGGATGGCAACCGCATCAACGAAACTATTTTCGACGGTGAAACAGTATTAAAAAAGAATATCTATAATGCCAATAAGATTTTATTTGCCGATACAAATAAAGTATTAGAAGCTAATTCTAATTATGAGAAATATGGTAATTGTATCCATCCTAAAATTGTAGGTAACTTAGATAATTTACTTAACTTTAATTCTGCTGCTGGTTATATTTTTAAAAATTCAGCGACAGTTTCTATTAATGAAGAAGTTAAAGAAGAATATATCGACGTATTAAAACATGATACAATCTTAAATAAGATGCCGACATTTTCTCAATATTCTTCCGATACTGTTACACTAACAATCGAGTTTCCTGATAATCCTATCGTCGGTTCTGCGACTTGTAACGCTATCGAAATTTCTCCGTTCTTAGCGGGCGCGTCTATTTTAAAAAATATTACGATTATTACGACACCAGGTACTCAATTAAGTAATAAAGCTATCGTTATCGACTATGATCAACCATTAGAAGATACAAGAATCTTATTCGATAATACATACAGTATTAAGACAATGGTGCTTAATTTAAAACTAACGTTCGTAAATAATCTTGGTATGTATCCATTCGGATTACGCCATATTTATTTATATAATGCTAACTTTGATACGAAGAATAGTAATATCGTAATCAAAAATGAGTATAAAAATTTAATTAAATATATTAACGATAATATCGTTATATCTGACCAATCAGCCGATGAAGTCGGTAATCGATATAGTAAGCATAATACGACATGTAGCGAAATGGATATTAAATTGTATAGTTATTTATCTAACGGTAATTTATTATATCCAATCGAAACTCATGCTCGAGATATCGTTAATCAGATCTCGAGAAATACAAAAGTATTCTATGCTGACATTCCGGTTAAAAAAGCAATGTATAGTATAGAATTTTTAAAGGTTCGGACTTAGTGTCCGGGCCTTTTCTTTTTCGGATTCTTATGCTATAATAACTCATGAAGGTATTATTTTTAATCGGAGGATATTTTATGGTTAGTGGATTATGGTACGAAGAAAATATATTAGGCCATACGACAGATAAAACGTATGTTACACAATATACGATAGATTACTTATATGATAATTTTTACAGTACAAACGATATCGTAAAAATTTTGTCCACGTTTCGTAAAGAATTTATTAAATATTGTGATCTGCCATCTTCTCTTTGGAACGGACTCATTAAAAGAGATACTTATTATTTTCATCCAGAATTACAAATTTTATCACGACCACCTAAGCTTAATATCGGACTCGATATTCAAGTCGAAGAAGTTAAGTTTTTTAAAGAAATGAAAATTTCTTATACGAAAGAACAATTGTTATCCTATTATTATAAGAAAGCTAATTCTTTAACGATACGGGATGCAAAACGAGATGTCGGTGCTATCGATTATTTATTAAATCGATATAATCGTCAACTTATGGATTCATTAGATATTCTGCTTTATCTAATCGATGATCATGCACACGAAGTTAGTTCTTTACTTAACTTAACTAATTACGAAATAGATACACTTGAGAAAGTCGAATCTATTTATTGGGATAACCATAGAGCTGGTTTAGATAAAGTTTTCTACAGATGGAGTTAAATATGAGTATTGATTTTTATAAAGAGTCTTTAGCGACCTATGAAGAATATGAAATAGAAAGCGAAAAAGACGAAGAAGAGGGTTATGATACGGTTAGATTCCCTTCGTTTAATAAGAATCTAAGCGGTCTAACAAAAGGTTTGTATATTTTTGCCGGTGAATCTAATGGCGGTAAAACAGCTATTATGTCTAATCTATTAAAAGATTTAGGGACTAATCCTAAGAATAACCTATTAGCTATTTACTATACATTAGACGATACTGTCGGAGAAGTTATTCCTCGTATTATTGCGATGGACCAACAAATTCCGATCGCAATTGCCGGTAAACCAAAACGCTACCAAAAAATATCATCGATTATTCCTCGATGCCCTGAAGAAGAAGAATATTTCGCAAGAATTAAAGCTCAACTTCAACGTCGAAAAGACGGTATCCAACTATTAAAGGAACAGAGCCATCAATTTATGATGACCGACGGAACTCGAGTTCAATCTTTTGAAGATATTTGCGAACACGCAAAACGAGCTCAAGAATTTGTCAAATCGGTAAATCCGGAAAATAATATCATTATCGGTATTGACTCCTTATCTGACTTGCGGTTTAAAAATAGAACTTTTAATAAACCACAAGAACGTCATGAAGCGTTATCGGAAGAACTTAAAAAATTGGCTAATGTCGATTTACAAGTTCCGGTATTCGGCACGGCACATTTAAGAAAATTAAATCATAATGGTCGACCATCACTTGACGACCTTAAGGAGTCAGTACGATACCAATACGATGCAAGTGTCGTATTTCTTGTTCACAACGATGTGAGCAAAAATAAAAATAATGCTAAAGTATTTTATAACAGAGAAGGCTATGCCGACATTCAGCCTGTTATAGAGCTAGATTGGGCTAAGAATAAACGAAGCGAATTTAAAGGAAGAAATTTCTTCTACTTTGTACCTGAGTTTTCTTATGCTACAGAAGCTAATCAACAAGATACTGAACGTTTTAACAATATCATTCGAGGTTAATAAATGACTATTTACGAAAAAGTGTACGAAGCATTTTCTGAAAGTATTTTATATGACTATCCAGCATCTACTCAAGAAAAAGAAGATTTTTTAGGTGTCTGGACAACGGTTATTAAAGGTTTAACTAATGAACGTTTTGCTACAGCGCCTGTAGTATTTGACGTTCTTAAGTTAACGGCACGATATGTTTCTGCTTTGGTGTTAAATAAAGATAATGAAGTTGAAGATAAGCTTAGCGTATTTAAAGTACGTGATTATTTAAATACCGCTCTTGATTTATATTTAACTGAAGAAGAATATAATGAAGGCAAATCTTTAATTGAAGATCTTAAATTAAAAATTGCTCAATCTGCAGAATCTATATTAGGTCAAAAAACTGAAATTCCTCAATTGCGACCTAATCTCAATACTCCAGATGCTTTATTTGCAGAGTCTTATGAAGTAGCTCGTTGCATTACTAAGTTGTATGAAAATAAATAACGAACAGTTCCTCGACTATCTTGATAGCCCTTGGTACTATAATATAAAATATAATACTCCAATACCGACAGACGAGCGTACCTTACGCTCGTTTTTGCATAATATAGCATACGCATTCTTAGGTAGTATTTACCAAAAAGAAATTATCGGCATTCCGGAAATGACTCAAATGTTAGATAATTATTTAAATACTGCGCCTCATCGTATTAATAATAAAGACGTATTAAAAGGTATTAATTATCTTTCTAGTCTTTATGAATACTGTAGTGAAGAACAACTTAATATTATTTCGATCGGTCATTCTCACATATTAGAGTTTGATTCAGGAGAAATTGAAGTTGACATCGGACCTATTGCATATCGTAACGGAAAATACTTTTTATTTTATCCGGTGTTTTCTCATACGTTTTCACAAGAAGAATGTGATAGTAATATTAATTGTACTCTCCACTGGAAAGCAGCATACGATGCGTTCGACTTTCAGTTGAGTGGCGTTATGTTTTATTATGCCAAAACTAGAAAAACATTTATTGCGTATCGTGACATTAGTTCGATAGAACGCTTAAACTTTATAGCTAATAATGTTTTACGGGGGATCGATCAAAAGATATTCTTCCCGGTACGAGAAGAATCTTCTAAGAGTCGATTTATTCCAGAACTCTCTAGAACATTTACGGGAAAATAATAATGCCTTACGAAATAGATGGCTGCGTCTATAAGACAAAAGCCTTAAAAGATACTCATATTCTATGGAAAGAATATAAGAAAAAGAAATTAATTAAATCTTTTGAATTGCCACAAGTTAAAGATCGAATTAAGAAGAGTCGATATTTCTCTTATAAACCTATTGTCGACGATATTAAATTCGATAGCTTAATGGAAGCTAACTACTATATTTATTTAAAACAGCAACTTAAAGATAAATTAATTTCTGGATTTGAACGACAAGTTAACTACGAATTACAACCAAGTTTTAAAAAGAATAAAAAAACGATTCGATCTATTAATTACGTAGCAGACTTTGTCGTAAAGAATTTAGATAAAAGTATTCGTGTCATCGATATTAAAGGTAAGACTACTGTCGACTTTAATCTTAAGAAAAAGATATTCGAATACAAATTCCCCGAATTAACTCTAGAATGTATTCAATTTCATGATGGACAATGGATGCAACTAGACGACGTTAAAAAATTAAAAAGGAAATCCAAGAAAAAATAATGTCTGAATATAAAGTTCTCGAAGGACAAAAAGAAGCTTGGGAGGAAATTGACGCGATCGTATTAGAGTGTCAGCAAACTAAATGTAACAAAAGAAAAGATGAGTTACTCCAAGAATTAATTATTAGATTCGAGCCTTTTATCAATATGTTCTACGATTTATTAGTTAACGAAAAAACATATTTAAATAATAAAGTTTCTCGTGATTTTATCTGCTTGTATATTGCCGATAAAAATTTACGTTTTAAAATCTTTAGAAATACTCGATTATCTAAAACTGAATTCAACGAAGTAAACCGATCTTTATCTTTAATTCGGGATAATTATGGTAAGAATAACGATGTAATGACTGACCTTCATTACGTATTTACTCAAATGGTGTTAACTTATAAGAAGACTAATCGTAGCTTCAATACATTTGTAACGTCTGTATTTAAATATCGTTTATTCCATTTCATTTCTAAATTCTTACGTGATAGAATTAATAACGGCTATGATAGAACGGCATTTGAAGAAGTTAATCTTAACGGATATAATTCGATGCATCATATGAATATCGAAGATCAGGTTACGATCGACGATAATGGGAACTTTAGTGATTCCTGGTTATCAGGTCTAACTTGTTCTGACGTATTTGACGAACTTAATGAACTTGAACGAAATATTATCGTTAAAATATTCGTTCAAACTAAACGACCTAAAGATATTCAAAAAGAATTAGGCATTTCTGAAGCTAAATATAGAAAGCATAGACGACTAGCATTAAGCAAGTTGGAAGCAGCTACAGGATTAAAAACTAAATATTTAAAACCTTTGAAGGCGAGCGAATAATGCTCGCCTTTTTCTCGTTTATATGTTATAATAGTTAGGAAAGGTGGTTACTTATGATAGATAAAGATAAGTACAGGTTAACGTTAAAAGTTAACGATTTAGTGGCTCAGATATTAGCCCTAAAACAAATTCCATTAGATGTAGCATATAATATCCTATACGACCAAGATAAAATATTAAATATCGATGAAACAGAACCGATCGTTAATATCGATAAAGCAGCTAAATTTTTAGTACAATGCTTTAAAGAGGGTCGAGATATTTATGTATATGCCGACTATGATGTCGATGGAATGACAAGCGGAACGATAATGAAAAAGTTTTTATCGAAGATTGTTCCGACATATAGTGAAGTTTACTTTCCTGAAAGAAGCGATGGTTATGGTTTGAGTATTAAGTTTATCGAAGATATAAATAAAAAATATGAACGACGAATTAAGCCTCTTGTTATGACAGTCGATAACGGTATTACGAAAGTCGAAGAAGTCGAACTTTGTAAAAAATATAATATACCGGTACTCATTACCGATCATCATTTACCGCAAGAAATCTTGCCAGACACAATCGTTGTCGATCAACATATTACTGAGAGCGATCATTGGGCAAAAGCGATATGTGGTGCTGGCATCGCTTATTATTTTTGTCGAGCAATTGAAAATGAATTAGGTTATAATCATTATGAGAGTGATAAATTACTTTATTTAACGGCTATCGGTACGATTGCCGACGTAATGCCATTAAGCAGTTACGTTAATCAAGCTATCGTTCGCAAAGGTTTTAATCAGATTCAAAAGAAACAAATACCGAATACGTTACGAGTATTTTTAGATATGCTCACTAAAGAAGCTATTACGGCCGATCTCGTATCTTGGCAAATTGCTCCTCGATTAAATGCATGTTCTAGATTATTCGATATCGATGCTTCTATTAAATTATTCGACGTAAGCGAAGAACCGATCGAAACATGTAATATTGTCGAAGAATATAATACTCGACGCAAAGAATTAACTAAAGATTTTAGTGAAAGAATCATTAAACAATACGATGAGCAAGACGATGATAGCGAAATCGCTTTAGTCGTTAACGACGAAATACCGGTCGGTATTATCGGTATACTTGCAGGACGACTTCAAGAGTATAGTGGTAAACCTAGTTTTGTTGGATTGTCGGATAGTGAAGTTGTTCATGGTTCTGCTCGAAGCAATACATATCCATTAGATTGGCTATTATTTAATGAACCGTCTGTAGCTTCATATGGCGGCCATGCAGCCGCTTGTGGCTTTGCGATATATAAAGATATGCAAGACGAGTTTAAACTCGCTCTGAGCGCAAAAATCGCATCCTATGTGCCACCTGAAGAAGTTGCTATCGAGCCGAAAGAACCTGAATACATCGATCTTACATTATCTGATTTAACAGTAGAATCTTATAAATCATTTAATTTATTCTCGTTCGATAATTTAACTTTTGCTAAACCGCAAGTTAGAATATCTAGGTTAAGCGTTCTCGACGTTAAACCTAGCGGCAATAATCCTGACAATATATGTTATACAGTATTCGACGGAAAAACAAAATTAAGTATCTGGGCATGGAGATTAGGAGATCTCGGAATTAAAGTTGGCGATAGAATTACGATGTGTGGTGATATCGAGAAAAACTTTATGAAGCCTAGACTATATACTTTAAACGTAAAGAGTATATTCAAGGAGGAATAGTAAAATGTTTACGCATTTACATGTACATACATCATATAGCTTTTTAGATGGCTATTGTCATATACCGAAGTTGGTTAGTCGTGCTAAAGAACTCGGTATGGAAAGTTTAGCAATTACCGACCATAATCATATGGGCGGTATCTATGAATTTTTACAAGAATGTAAAAAACAAGATATTAAACCTATTTTAGGTTATGAAGGATATCAAACATGGGATACGCTTGCGCTATCTAAACCTGTTGAAGAACGTTGGGCTGATGCGGCTTTGAAAGCAAAAGAAGCTGGCGACTTAACCGAAAAAGAAGCTGAAGATTTAGCATCTGGTAAAAAAGGTGTTAAAGGTATTAAAGATATTAAAGCTCGTGCAGAAAAATATATGTACGATACAAGACAATATCATTTAATCTTATTAGCTAAAAATCAAACAGGTTTAAATAATTTAATTAAGTTACAAAGTGAATCTGCTAAAGTATGTACATATAATGGCCGTTTCCTATTCGACATGCCGATGCTTCGTAAATATAGTGAAGGTGTTATTTGCACGACAGCATGTGTTGCAAACATGGTAGCGAGTCGTGTTCGCAAAGACGATTTAGATAAAGCCGAAGAACTCATCTTAGAATATAAAGATATCTTCGGCGACGACTTCTATCTCGAAGTACAGCCTAATGCATTTGACGACCAAGTTAAAGTAAATAATTTTTATTTAACGATGTCACAAAAACACAATATTAAACTTGTCGCAACAAGCGACGTTCATTATATCTTAAAAACTGATAATAAAGATCATGATGTATTAGTATGTGTCGGTACTGGTACTGATATTTATAATCCTAATCGCATGAAATACGATCATAACTTCTGGCTCAAAAGCGAAGAAGAAATGCAGGACGGGTTTAAATATCTAATTAATACTTCTGAAACTGAAGTAAGTGTTGCTCGTGCAAAATATGCTTTGTATTTAGAAGCAATGCATAACACTCAAGAAATCGCTAATAAAGTCGGCGAATATAAATTAGGTAGCGATGTACCATTAATGCCGAAATTGCCTGATGTTAAAAATACTAAACGTAAATTGCGCGAATTAGCATATAAAGGTTTATATGAATTAGCTAAACGATATGATTATATTGCTAACGATATTAAGCGATATGAGCAACGTTTAGCATATGAACTTAATATTATTAATTATAAAGATTTTGCTGATTATATGCTTATTGTCCGCGAATATATTAACTGGGCTGATAACAATGGCGTAATGACGGGCCCAGGACGTGGATCAGCTGCAGGCAGTTTAGTATTATGGTGTATCGGTATCACAAAAAATATTGATCCAATTAAGTATGATTTACTATTCGGTCGTTTTTTGACTATTGATAGAACGGGTTTGCCTGACGTAGACTCAGATTTTAGCTACTTCGGTCGAGATAAAGTTATTGAACATATTAAAGATTTATATGGTGAAAGTAATGTAGCTCATATCGGTACGTATTCTCAAATGGGCGTTAAATCTGGTTTAAAAGATATTGGCCGCGCACTTAAAATTTCGTTCGATAAAATGAATGCATTATCTAAAATTATCGACGATTTTAAAGACGTTGTACCTCCTCAACCAAAGTTTAAACATTATGATGCATTAAAAGACGGCAACGAAACAGAAAAATCTTTATATGTTAAATGGCAAAAGCTTGAAGCCGACAATAAAGAATTATTTAGATTGGCTCGAGCATTCGAAGGTCTTAAACGTAATTTCGGTGTTCATGCTTCTGGTATACTAGCAATGCCTTGTCGTGTCGACGATTATTTCCCGACACGTACCGATGCTGATGGCGTAACAATTACATTATTTACCGGTACTGAATGTGAAGAATTAGGTACAGCTAAACTTGACATTCTTGGTCTTAAGACATTATCCATAATAGAAACAACGTTAAAACATTTAGATAAAGATGTTCAATGGCTATATGACAGCTTCGATATCGAAGATAAAAAATTATATAAATTATTAGCACAAGCAAAAACAGATTGCGTGTTTCAATTAGAATCTGATATGTTTAAAGACATGATGAAGGGAATGAAACCAACTGCTTTTGATGATATTGCAGCTGCCACAGCTTTAGGTCGTCCTGGCCCACTTACTGCAGGTCTTGATAAACAATATATTTCTTGTAAAAATGGCAAATCTGATTTAAAATATCCTATTCATGGTATTGAAAATATCTTAGATAGTACATATGGAGTAATTGCATATCAAGAGCAATTAATGCAGATATCTAAACAAGTTTCTGGTTTTGATGATAACCAAGCCGATTCAATTACTAGAAAAATTACGGCAAAGAAAAAGGCTAGCTTAATGCCATTGATGGAACGTTGTCATATTTATGGTAAGAAGAATTGTGAAGGTCCAGAAGGTTGGGAACAAGACGATAATGCGCCTTGGTATGATCCTAAAGGTAAATATGGTCCAGAAATTAAAGGCGCTGTAGCTAATGGATATACTCCAGAGGAAATGAAATATTACTTTGAATACATCTCTGGATTTAGTAGTTATGCATTCAACAAGAGTCATGCTGTAGCTTACTCTTTTACTAGTATGCTTACTACTTGGCTTAAATTATATCATCCAGTAGAATTCTTTGCCGCATATTTATCGATGCAATCTTTAGAAGATTTAGTTCGTTATATTCCATTAGTTAGAAAGGAAGGGATTGACGTTGAAGTTCCAGACATTAATGTTTCAAATCTTGATTTTACTCCTAATGGAAATACTATCTTATTTGGTCTTGGGTCCATTAAGGGCGTGGGTTTATCTTCCATACCTGCCATAATCGAACATCGACCTTATACTTCTTTAGAAGATGCTATGAATAAAATCGGTAAAAAAGCATTTAATAAACGCGTTGGTTCAGCTTTAATTAAATCAGGGGCTTTCTCTAATATAGAATATAATCGTTCTAAACTTATGAATCAGTTCTACGATTTAAGAAAAGATAAAGATGAACGTTTAAATAACGAAGATTATGGAAAGGAACTTATTATGAGCTTTGAAATGGAAACATTAAATTGTCCGGTAACGTATACTCCAAAATGGTTTTCTATGGAAGATAAAACTGAAGTAGAAAACGTTAAAGTTAAAATTACGAAAGTCGATGAACGCAAAGATAAATCTGGTAATCTTATGGCCTTCTGTAAGGGCGATGTAGGTGGCGGCGTCGAAATCGATTTAATCGTCTTTAGCTCTATTTATCTAAATAATTTACCTTATATTAAATATGATGAAACAGTCTATTTATCCGGTAAAAAAGAATCTGATTCTAAGATGATTGTTAAGAAAGTTAGCCTGTCATAGACAGGCTTTCTTTGTAATATAATTCTGTAATCGATGTTATTTAAACCCTATGAAAAGGATAATATAAAATGGCAGATATTAAAGGTAATATCCTTGTCGACAATGGCGCAGGCGGCAAGGATCCGTTTTACGGAAAAACGACGGCCGATCAAGTTATGTTTAGCGATGGTGAAACATTAGAAGAAAAGTTCCGACGTTTAATTGTCGATCATGCTTTACTTTCTGATCGTGCCGGCACTGCAGATAGAAGTGATTTAAGTGAAGATACTCGTAAATTTATGGGCCATCCGATCGAAGACTTCTTGTTGCGCGACGAATTATATGCAGCTATTATAAAAGCTAATGATAATAACGATTGGAAGAATAGTGTTGGTTCTGTAACCGAACTATATACGACATATCCAGATGCAACAGTTGGCAATGTTGTAGCTGTTAACGGTGGAGATACCGCAGGATCTCTCTATCGATTTAATGGAACAGACTGGGAGATTTTGGTAAGAAATGGTAAGAGTGTTCTTCCTAATAATGTTGTCGATAAAATTAATCAAAGCGTTATTATTCAAAAATTAGAATTCGGCACTAATAAATGGATTAAACAAGGTGAAGACAATTATGAATTATCCTTGGATATTCCTAATGTCGAAATTGTTCAGGTCGTAATTTATGATGGTATTAATAAGAAACTTAGTACGATTACTCCTGAATATAATGCAAACAAAGTAATTCTTCATAGTGTATTCCCAGAGCGTGGGTATATTCTATACTACACTCAACAAAACGATGTATTGAATTACGGTGATTCTGTATGATTCAAAAATTAAAAGAAATTGTTGGTCTTCGCGAAATTAACGCGAAGATCAACGAATTTGATACTGAGATCGAAGATCTTAAACGTATCTCGGGTACAACGGTTACGAAACAGACTTTATTAGATTTTATTAAAACTAATAAAAAAGCAATCGAAGATGCTATTCAAGGTCTGCAGAATAAATTAAACGATCTTAGGAATACTATAGCCAATAAATTATCTAACTATTACACTAAGGCTAATAGTAATGATTTATTTGCTTCATCTTCTACAGCGAACAGTTATTTGCGTAAAGATCGTGATGAAACTATTAATAATAATTTTAACGTTAACGGTCATATTAGTTTAAATAATACTAGCGGTCCAATCATTCAATTTGGTAACGGTAGTTGGGAAGTCCGTCCAGGATGTTTTAAAATGATTTCTCCGGACGGCAATGTTCCGATTGAAATTAGAAATGGAGTTACTTATATTAACGGTCAAGAAATTGTTACTGGCGTTAGTTATATTTCTCCTGGTGAATGGGTCGAACTTCAAGGTAGTCGAAATACTCGAAACGTAAATTACTCTAGAGTATACGGTGACGATGCGAATCAAATGTTAATCGTATATCAATATCATGACGGCAATGATAACGGGCATTTATACATCAATCATATATTGATCGAATTAAGTTTAGGTCAGCCTTATTATAAGGATAGTAATTGCACGATTAATTTACAGAATGGCGTTATTAATATTGATTGGAGCCAAAAAGGATTTAACGGTATTATAAAGGCAGTTTATTATCGATAGGAGTTTTATATGGCGAAACGAATGGAAAAATTTTCTGTGTCATATAAAGCGACACAAGAAATTAATAAAATTATAGATAGTTTAAAAGATATTATTAAAGATACTTCTGATAAAACAATTTCGACAAATGATTTTATCAAAGAGTTTAATAAGATCAATTTAATCTATAATAATGCTAAAAAAAGTTTTTCTGAATCTTTAGAAAATATTAAAAACGGATTTAATGAAACTATTAAGTCTTATTTTAACAAGCAAGAACAAGACGATCGTTATTTAACAAAAGCTAGTTTAAATAATGCAATTTTAAAAAATCAAAATTTAGACTATCAGCATAAACTTACAGTTGCTGGCGACAATAAAATTATAGGCCATAAAAATGGCAACACGTTAATGACTCTTAACGGTGTAAAATTAATTATCGATGGTGATTGGCTTAAATTAATTAATCCTGATGGATCTGAGCTATATGCTAAGAATATTAATACCGGTACTCAACGTTCTCTAGGTGAAGATATCTTCCAGCTACGAGAGCGTACTTATATTCCGGCAGCTTGGAACGAAATCCCAAATAGCTCTATTAACAATATAGATGAAACAGTTCAGTTACCGGCGAAATGGAATGATTTAGTTCTTATCGTCGATAATACATATCACGAAGGTGGTCATGATCTACAAAACGATCATCGTATTGCGCCAGCTTATGTATATATGTGTAGAGCCGAAGTTCCGATTAAATTCTTAACTCCGTATTCTACGGTCGGCGTCGAGGTAACAGCATCTTATGTTAAGTTAACTCAAAAGACTGGTCCTGTATTTACTGGGTATAATCAAAGCCGTAATAACGGCAACATTATGAAGGTGTTATGGCGATGATAGAACATTTAAGAAGTAGAACGACTACGTTTTTACAAGTAAGAAAAATAAATGAAATAATTGATGCCATAAAATCTTTTAGAGATGCCGCTGAAGGAACTGGCGTTAATGGTTTAATTAATCAATATACTAATCGTATTAATCAAATGAAAGATTATTTAACGAATACTGTTCCGACATCTATAGATGATTTATTGGCTTTCATTAATAATAAACTTTCTGGATATTATACAAAACAAGAATCCGACAATAAGTTTTTAAATAAAAATAATACCGGCGATTATCTTCGTTATGACGATTTAAATCTTAACGGTAATTTAACGATTAATTCCGGAAATCAACCAGCTATCAAATTTAATAAATCTAATGGTGTATTATTTACGATTGATGGCGTCGATATTTCTGTTTGGCCTTTCGTTATTGCAAAAGACAATAATAAATATTTAGAAATAAATAATAATGGTTTGGCTACCGATAAAACGATTATTACTAAAAATAATTATCGTAAATTCGTAAAACTTCCTCAATGGAAAGACGGTAATTCCATTGGAAAATCGAACAAAAATGATTGGCGTGAAGTATATGCATATAACCCATATAAAAATGATTTCCATACAGTATTCTTTATGATTAAAGATGCTTATAAACGAAAATATAATCCATATGAAGTTAGCGATAGCTCAAGCCCTATGACAAATATGTCGGTATCGTTCCAAAACTATTATGGCGGCAATAAGAACTATCAAACAATTTCTCGTATCGATCAAAATCCATGGAACTGGAAATTCGAAGTTCATGAGATCTGGCGTCGACGTAAAAAACATCATAGTAGTTATAGCGATTATTGGGAAGGTTTAGGAGGATATATTATTAAATGTCGATAGATATTAATACATTAAGAAACGAGATTAATAATCTTATTTCTAAAATAAATAGCCTCGAATCAACCGTTATCGATAACGATCAGTATGTTAATGCCTTAGATTTTTACGATAATTTTATTTCGGTAAATGAAACGTTAAATAATTTATCACTCGACACTGTCGATATTGCTGGATCTATATTTTTAAATAATAATAAGATTGGCTCTAACGAAATCTTGGTCGGTAATAAGTCACTTTCATTCGATCAACGATTATCTTATAATAATCGATCCGTTAAAAATAACTATGATATGGCATTACCAGAATATAAAGAATATACTTTATCTAAACTGAAAAAAGGTGATTATTATATTTTGGTTAGCGTAAGCGGATATTCTATCCCGTTAACTATTAATTATTGCGGAAAAGATTTTAAGAATAATCTTATCACGATAAAAGATGGCATTATTACGTCCGATAAAGAATTTAAAATATATAAAAGGTAACATATGATTAGTTTAATACATGATGATTCTGTTAACCTTGCCGACTTACAAAATAAAATTATCGAAATTCAAGATTATTTAAATACTAGAAAAAATGATATTATCGATAATATGGTTTCTCTTAATATCGAGAACTATACAATCGACGATAACCAGTACTATAAAAAAACTAAACGATATGATTATTCAATCGATACTTTGGATACTCAAAAGATTATTGGAAGTATAAATATCGATGAAGATCATATCGAGCTTGGTGGCAGAAAATTGTTCGGTAAATTATACAACGGAACAAAATTATTATCTAAAAATGATAACTCTTATGATTGGGTCGAAATCCCGGTTAAAGAAAATATCGATTTATCTCATGCCCATGAAATAAATATTATTTTTAAAAATAATAATAAAGTTTTCAATTTGTTTATCGTAAAAAAATCTGGTACTTATAAAGATGTCGATCAAACAATTATTGTATCTATTCTAGAAAATAACTTAATTATCGATAATGTCGAAAAGGTTTCTAATATTTTTATAAGATAAAAGGATGCTATTCAATGAATGAAATTTCATTAAGCGCTATTAATGATTCACTTATGAGTTTAAATCATAATGTATCTGAAATTATTAATCAAGCGCATACTCAAATTAATGAACATTTAGACCAAAACGGTATTACTTTGAGTAATATAAATAGCGAGTATCTTAATAAAAACCAACGTAACGATAAGATAATGGTTAACAATTTATTCGTAAAAGAATTAAAATTAAACGGTAAAAATATATTTGACGGAGACGTAATCTCTTATGGCTCTAATTCATTATCTTTATCAGATGAATTGTTAGTGAATGATGAGCAGGTATTATTGGAAAATGATACCTGCTCTACTTTATGTTATGAAGGCGTTTATTCTGCATACTTATTAAGCAATAAATCTGAAATCGTTATTTCTGGTTTATATGAAGAATCGAATATCGGTGATTTAATTATTCCGGTATCTATTTTAGAGAAGAACTCGACCACTACTGTTGGTAATGAAAAATTTGCAGTTCTTATTAAATGCACTGATGACGAATGTTCGATCGAACCAGAAAATCAACAGTCAGTTATTACGAACGTAATTATGAGGTAAGAGAATGAAACATTTTATCGATCAAGCCTCGTTAGATGAAACGAGTATTCAGTACCTGGTTTATAAATTAAATGAAGTTATTCGTGTCGTTAATAATAAACCAGATATCCATGATTTAGAATACTGGGCTGATATGTTAAAGCAATTCGAAAAAGATGGTTCTATTAATACGTATACGGATTTAATGGAAGCTCTTAAAAAGAAACCGGACTTTAATCAAGTAAGAGATACGGTTCGTGATGAGTTAACAAAATTTGTCGACCAAATGAATCAACGTATTTATCAACCGACATTAGACCAGTTGTTAAAAATAATTGGCGACGCATTGCAAGAATATATTCATGCGCAAGTCGACGATTATTTAAATAAATCTATTGATGATTTGAAAAACAGACTTAGTGCTGAATTAATTTATTGGAATTAAAGGAGATAATATTCTATGTCCAAAAAATTTGTAGGTAAAGCTCATTTTGGTTTATACGATCCAAAACGTGATAAAGGTATTGAGCTTGGTGGTTCTGGTAATCAAAGTGGTTCCACTACTCCAGTCGATAACAAAGCTGTTGAAGACGTAACAAAACAAGCTAGTGCAAACAAAGAAGCATCTGCTGCTAATAAAGTGTTAGCCGAAGCTAATAAAGCAGCCGTTGCTAAAGTAGCTGCCGATCTTGCTGCTAAACAAGCTCAAGACGTTATTACTTTCTTAAGTAAAGTCGAAGCTGCTGCTCAATATCAACCTAAAGGTGAATATATCACCGATGCTAAAGTAGCTGAAAAAATTACCGAAGCTCAAGGTAAAGCTGACGAAGCTGCTGCTGCTAAATTTGCGACTAAAGCAGAACTCGAAACAGCGACTGGTGGCGTATCTGCTAAAGATCTTAAAACTTTAAAAGATGCTATTGAACTGCTTCACGATAACCCAGATAGCATTGCCGAAATCGCTAAAAAAGCCGATAAAGATAAAGTATATGATAAAGATGCTATCGATAAGTTGATCAAAAAACTTAACGATAAAGATACTGATCTTGAAAAAGCTATCGCAAAAGCAGCTACTGCCGACGACGTAGTTAAAGCTGCTGAACTTACTGAAAAAGTTAAAGCTATTGTCGATTTGACTCCATTTGCTAAAACTGCTGAAGTTGAAGCTACATATGCTAAAAAATCTGATTTAGCCGATAAAGCCGATAAAGCTGCTATCGAAACTGAACTTGCCAAAAAAGCTAACGCTAGCGATTTGACTCCTTTGGCTACAAAAGAAGAAGTATCCGCCAAGGCGGACGCTACTGCTCTTGCTACTAAAGCCGATCAAACAGCATTGGATAATCTTAAAGCCGAAGTTAAGGCTAACGATGCTGCTGTAAAAGCAGAAGCTGCTGAACGTAAAGCTGCCGACACTCTTAACGATGCAAAAGTAAAAGGTATCTCTGACGACGTATCTAAACTTAAAATTGATGCGGCTCAAGCTAAAGTAGAAAACGAAAAAGCTCTTGCTAAAAAGGCTGACCAAGAAGCTGTTAATACTGCATTAGCTGAAAAGGCTACAAAAGCCGAAGCTGCCGAAGCTAAACAAGCTGCTGCCGATGCTGCTAAAGAAGCTGCTAAAGCAAATACTGCTCTCGAAGGTAAAGCTGATACTACTGCTCTTGAACCATTGGCTACTAAAGAAGCATTAAAAGGCGCAAAAGATGAATTAGCTCAAGCTGTTGAAGCTGCTAAAGCTGCAGCCGAAGAAGCTAAAACTGAAGCTAAAACTGGTGAAGCCGTAACTGAAGCTAAGACAAAAGCCGAAGCTGCCGACGCTAAAGCTAAAGAAGTAGAAGCTGCTCTTGTTAACTATGTAACTAAAGCTGTTGCTGATGAAACATATCAACCTAAAGGTGAATATGCTACTAAAGCCGAAGTTCAAGCTATCGGTTCTTTAGATCCGACTACGTTGCAATCCCTTAAAGATCTTGCTCAACAATTAGCTGGTCATGCTGATTTAACTGCAGTACTCGATAAGTTAAATAAAGTATTCACTAAAGATGAAGTTAACGAAAAATTGGCGGCAAAAGCCGACGTAACTGCTCTTGCTGAATACGCAGAAAAAGCTGACGTCGAATCTAAACTTGGCGATAAAGCCGACAAAACAAAAGTAGCTGAAGATATTCAAGCTGCTAAAGATGTAGCTGATGCAGCTGTTCGTGAAGTAAATACGACTGCTCAACAAGCTAAAGCTAAAGCAACTGAAAACGCTGCAGGCCTCGAAGAAGCTAAAACTAAAGTTGAAAAAGCTATCGAAGATCTCGGTAAATTAACGACTAAAGTTAACGACCTTGCTCTTAACGGTGGTACTGGCACAGGCCTTGATGCACAAGCTGTAGCCGATAAAGTTAAAGAAGTTGTCGATGCTATCGTCGCTCAAGAAAAATTTGTAGGCGAAACTAAGCTTAACGAAAAACTTGCTGATAAAGCTGATGTAAGTGCATTAACTGCAGTTCAAGCTAAAGCCGATAAAAATGCTTCTGACTTGTTGGGTAAAGCTGATGTATCTGCGTTAGCGGACAAAGCCGATAAAGCTGTATTCGAAGCTAAAGCAACCGAATTGGATAACAAATTAAATACATTAGAAACTGCTACAGTTCCTAATTTAATCGATACTAAACTTACTGACAAACTTGCTGGTTATCAAGAAAAAGGCGAATATGTAACTAAAGAAGCTGCTGATCGTGATTATCAACCAAAAGGTGAATATGCTACGGCTGCTGCTTTGGAAGAAGTTAAAACTAAAGCTAATGCTAACGAAGCTTTGATTAACGGTCTCGATAAAGATAATTTAGTACACACTGCTGATCTTGATACATATGCTAAAGCTGCTAAAGTAACAGAAGATATTTCTGCTGCCGTTGCCGGTCTTGGTGATGTATACGTAGCGAAAGCTGATGCTGACGTATTTGCTAAGAAAGCTGACGTAACGACTGAAATCGGTGCGAAAGCTACTGAGCTTAAAAAATATGCTGACGATACATTTGCTACAAAACAACAGTTAGATAATGCGACTATTGCTGCTGGCGGCTCTGGCTTGACTCAAACTCAAGTCGAAGGTATTGTCGATAATAAATTGGGCGCTCTTAAAGATGCCGTTCAAACTATTGCTAATATCCAATCCGGTGTTAACGATAATAAATCTTCCGTAGAATCTATTCTTGCTGAATTAGCTAAGAAAGCCACAAAAGATGAAGTAGCTGGTAAAGTTGCGACTACTGATTTTGAAGACGCAAAACAAACTCTTAATACAGCTATCACAGCTCAAGAAAATGCATTAGCTGCTGCTAAAACTGCATTAGAAAAAGCTATTAACGATAAAGCTGAAGAAGCTGCAAATGCTTATCAAACTAAAGTAGATTTTGCTGCTTGGGTTAAAGATGTTTACGGCGCTGCTATCGCTCAAATTAAAGACGATATGATGACAGCTGACGAAACAGATGCTGCTATCGACGCTAAACTTGCAACTAACCTTGAAACACTTAAAGGTATCTTCCAACTTAAAGGTAACTACGTTACTAAAGAAGAGTTAACTAAAACTCTTAAAGATGGTTATATCACTAAAAACGAATCCGATCGTTTGTATCAAGGCGTAGGTAACTATGCTACTATCGAATATGTCGACGATCAAATCGGTAAAAACAAATCTAAGATCGATGAAGTGAATACGGCTCTTGCTGGTAAACTTGATTTAACAGCTGCTCAAAACGTATTCCAAGCTCGTGGCGATTACATGACTCGTGGCGATTTAGATAATGTAGCAACTAGCCCTGCATTTACTAACGCTATTAATAATGCAATCACTGCTAAAGCATTCTTGGATAAAGATACTGCCGACGGATTATATGCTATTAAAGGTACATACGTAACTGCTCAAGGCGTAACCGATATTATCGAAGCTGATCCGACTATTGCCGGTAAACAAGACAAATTAACATTCGGTTCTGGTTTATCTTATGACGAAGGTACTAAAACTGTTACAGCTTCTGGCGTAAGTGTTGACTTAACTCCTTATGCTAAGAAAGCTGAATCCGATGCTAAATATGGTCCAAAAGATACTTTAACTGAAGATCAAAAAGGTGTAGTAGAATCTATCCTTCGTGATAAGAACTATGCTACAAATGCAGATCTTGGTAGCTATGGTGCAAGCATGGATATTAGTGTCGGTCAATTAAGAGCTAGTATCAATACTTTAAAAGATACTACTGTTCCAGCTATCGATACTCGTGTAACTGCATTAGAAGGCAAAGCTGCTCCTACAGATTTCACTGAAGATCAAAAAACTAAATTAGATGAAATTCTTACTGGCAAAGACTATGCATCTCATGAAGATATTGACAACGCTAAAGCTGAACTTAAAGGCGAGTTAGTTACCGAAGAAGCTGCACAGGCTCTTGTCAATGGTGCTGTTACAACTGCTGAAGGTAAAGTTAATGAAGCTAAAGAAGCGTTGGAAGGCAAAATCACAGAATTGAAAAATACTGTAGATGGAATCCATGCTCCAGATTTAAGTGCTTACGAAACTCAAGCTCAAGCAGAAGCTAAATATTTAAAACTTGAAGATATCGAAACTAAGTTAAAAGAAAAAGGCTTTATCACTCAAGCTGACTTGCAACCTATTCTCGATGCAATTAAAGCATTAAAAGGTGAATAATATATTGCCTTTCCTTAGAGTTCTAAATCTTCTCTCGTCTACACTTTAAGGAAAAGACTATGCAATTATTTAACTTTTTCACATTTTTAAATAATTATGCCCCCGATGCCGTAGAACGCTTAGTTATGTTTTTTTGCATAAGCTTTATCCTTATTATTATCGATACGATAATGAAGTTATTTAGTTTAACAATAATTAAACATAGCTTATGGCATTACAAGACCATCATAGAAGTGTTCTGGGGTGGTTGGGGACAGCAAAAATCAAGCCGCGTGTTTTATCGCGGCTTTGTTTTTAAACTTTTTCAATATTCTTTATTATGCTTATTCGCCTTCGGTATCGACGTAATTAAGATACCGATTACAGTTCATAGTGGATTTGCTCAGTTAGTCGATGCTATCTCTATCATATGCTATTTAGTAGTTATTATGACAGAGTTGTGGAGCTTTAAAGAAAACTATATGTTGATTAAATATAATCACGATATTATTTCTAAGTTAGATAAAGCTGTATTAGATCGACTCGATACTGTATCTTTAGGCGAATTAAAACTTAAATTGAGGGAAAAGAAAGATGACTAAAATTTTTAAAATGATGTTATTTGAAAATGAACAGTTAAGTTATACACGCGTCATCTCTTTCTCCTTGTTGCTTTTGTTGATCGGTGTAACTTTATATTTGGTTATTACCGGTCACAACTGGCAACATTATGAAACACTTGCTAGCTTAGCTGGCGGTGGTTCTGCTGTCACTCAAGTCGCTAATAAATTTATCAATAGTAAATATAATAGCGAAGTTGGTACATACAAGGAAAAAAATGATGCTGAATAAGTATTATTTAAAATGGTTAGTATTATGCGGAGCAAATTTGCTCTGCATGATGCTATGCTATTTAACGAACTGGTTCGTCGTATTGTTTGCCGATACTAAAGGAAATCTTCCTAAGATTTTTAAATTATGGCAAACATACGATAATTGTCTCGATGTTGCTTGGATGATATATGAAGGCAACATACCTAAGTTTGCTCGTTATGATTTTAATAAACATTATCTATATCATTTCGAGAATAAAGGCGATGGGTATATGATCCCAGGATATGTCGATGTAATTGATGGAAACTTTACTCTTAAAGAATGGTTTCAGCGATATATATGTCGATGTGCTTGGCTATATCGAAATTGTGGATATGGATTTGCTTATTATATTTTCGGTAAATATGTACATCCTCGAGATATAAAAGTATATGTCGACAAAGAAGACTATTTCGTTGCTGTCGACATGAAGAATAAAATTTTCTGTATTAAAGATGATCGTAGATGGTGTCGATTATTTAAAAAAAGTATCTACTTAGGCTATAAGTTTAGAGGCGTAAATAAAGCTAAGAATCCATCTCGATGTATGCTTGCAAATCGCATTAATTTCTTTAGATTAGTTAAATAATGGTGTAATATAATGTATATCTGTTATTTAATTAACGAAAGGATTATGGCGTGAATAAATTAAAAGTCGAATCTCTTAAAGTCAACATATTAAATGCATTGCAATTAAAGACTGCTAAGAGTAATAATAAATATAAGCGAAGCGAGATCTATATTCAAGATCCCGACGAAATGATTCAGAATTTTGAAGATATCCAAAATTTAAAAGAATCGAAACAAAATAAATTAAAAGCCGGTAGTTCTATTAGCATTAATAGCGATAATGAAATTAGTGCCGAAGTCGATTTAAGTCCTTATTATACGAAGACGCAAACTGCTAAATTATTTATGGGTCGTGACGAAACGTATACTAAAGAGGAGATCGATGAAAGAACAGGTATTAACGGGCTTCTTGCTGGCGATAATATTTCTATATCTGCTGAAAGCGGTCGCACAAAAATCGCTACGACAATTGCGTACAAGCTCAGAGATAAAGCAATGTCTATCGGTAATTCTATTTTGGGCCGTGGTACTTCCGTTGGCGTTAATGCTTCAGCAACTGGTGAAAACAGTGTTGCATTAGGTGCAGACTCTATAGCTACACTCGCCAATCAAGTATCTGTCGGTAACGATACGACTAAACGTATTATTAGTAATGTAGCAGACGGAGTCGAAGCTAACGATGCTGTTACAGTAGGACAGTTAAATAAAAAATTAAGTTCAGCTCTCGATCAACTTAATCGATTGGCTGGTCAATTATATCCGGTTGGTTCTATTTATATGAACGTTAATAATGTCGATCCTTCTGCTATTTTTGGTGGCAGCTGGGAACGTATGCCTTCTGGTCGTATGCTAGTTAATAGTGGTGACGGTTTTAATCTCGGACAAGTCGGCGGCGAAAAAGAACATCGTTTAACTGAAGATGAATTAGCTTCTCATAGTCATGATGTTAATAATATTAATGGTAATACTACAAGTACATCAAAATTAGTTGGCAAATTTTCTTCAACTATCAGACCAAATGGAGACATAACAGATGTTCTATATAGAGATGGTTTTGGAATAGTTTCAAAAGAAAGTGAATATAGAATTCATGCTAAGGATGGTGGAAATTCTTCACCAGGACGGAATTACGTTATCGATGCTTCTCATAGCCATACCGTTAATTTAAATATAAATATGTTACCATCCGGTAAAAACCAACCACATAATAATATGCCTCCATATATTGTCGTTAATATGTGGAAACGAATTAGTTAAGGAGATATATATGCCTGATAATAAAATACAAGATATAGCTAACGAGATTACAGCTTATAAACCGAACACAATTCTTTCTTTAGTTAAAGCTACTTTAGAAGATCTTAATGCGCCGTTTCCGGAAGAAACAAAATTTTATTTAAAAAAGTTATTTGGCAATATTGGTGTTGCTTATGGTACTGGTGTAAATATTAATGTCGTTACAGAACAAGACGATAATTACATTTTAACATTTTCTGGGCAACCTTTTAGCTATATTGAAATTAATGATACTGTATATAAATTTCCTGAATCTGGTTCATTGACTGTAACAGTAAAACAAGATGCAGAAAATCCTTTCCCATATGCTAAAATTTTATGGGTTCCTATGAATAAAAATCTTCCTGAAGGTTACGAAAAACCAGAAGAAAGCAAATATTTAGAAAACTGTTCTAAAGATTTCACTTATCCTGTGGCAGATGATAGTGAACATAGAAATAAAAATTATGTTAAATTTGGATATATTTTCTATGAAAATCCATCGGAACTTCTATTCTCTGATAATGTTTCTATATATCCAGATCAAAACGATCCTAGAATTCTTAAAGTTAGTGGATTGCTTTCCAATAAGAAATACGAAATTAACGGTGTAAAATTTACTGCCGATAGCGGCGGTATTGCAACGATTGAAGATGGCGTACGATTAGCGGAAACATTCGATGAATTAAAAAATAGTATCGATATTGTTTCTAATTATAAAGGCAAATTTAAAGATGTCCTTCATTCCACAAGAAACGTTCCGACTCCTAACGATAGCGCAACAGTATATACTGTGCCTAGTGTTTTTGGACGATATTTCTTTATAAATCAGTCACTATTTTCTAGTTCTAATTCTGATTATTTACACCATATTATTAATCGATATTATGAACCATTAGAAGTCGAATATTTAGGTGAAACTTTTACGATTCCTGTCGGACAAAAATCAATGGAATTTGACGATAAAATACGTGGAAGTATGTTATCTAAAATTAAACCTGGGACTACCGAGGTAAAAGTAAAAATTAAAAATAACTTCAAATATCCTTGGGTAAAAGAACAACGACATGATCGAAGTAATACAATACTTAGTAAAGATTGTATTCAACAGTTATTTAACAATAACGATATTTTTTATCAATGGTATACATTTGATGAATTAAAAGAATTTGGCTTCGATGGCAACAAAGTAAATCTTCAAAAAAATGATTATGGATATAATACTGAAATAAATAAATATGTATATGTTATCGACAATGTTTTTAAAACATTAGAAGAAACTGATGAATCTGGTGCTGTCGACTTAATAAATTCTCAAAATTTACCGAAAAATATTAGCGGATTACAAATTATACCGTTTGCTCAAAATAAACAATATACAACAACTTATAATTACAATATTACTAGCGGTATTGATAAAATTAAATCAGTGAACTCTATTAAAGCATATAAAAAGAATGGATCATATCATCTTATTATAAATTATAATACTGCATCACAAGATAATTTGACATTTAAAATCGGCGAACATAGTGATTTTATTGATGATTTTACGATTGAAGCTGCTATTGGTTTTGTGATAAAAGGTGTTTTTTTTGATTCATTATAATATAAGGATAATTTAATATGTCTGAAAACAATCAAATTCAAGAAATTTCTAAATTAATAGCCTCATTATTTTCTCAAGGTTTTAAGCCAGAATTCGAGAAATTTTTAGCCGATAAAAATATTCCATTTGCAAATCAAACAGATTTATATATACAACGACTATTTAATACTGTATTAAATATCCCAAACGTTGAAGTTATTTCTTATGATTTTAATGGCTCCGATATTACAGTAAAATTATCTGGTCCTTTTAAATCTTATGTAAATATTAACGGTAAGGATGCTAATTTTGATGATAACGGTATTGCGACTGTTACTATTAAAAATGCAAAAGTATCTCCACAAGACGGTATCTTTTTAAATCTATTAGTTCAATCTACACCATTTAAAGCAGAAAAAGATTCTTCTCTAGTATTCGATTCTTTTTCTACAGAAGAAGATATTGAGAATAAAACTTTTGATCTTGCATATGAACAAGAAGATAAACTATATAAATTTTTAATTTCTAAAAAAATATATAATGATAGTTTATCAAATATTCTTAGAGCCGAATTTTTAAATAATAAAATTATTGTTAAAAATACAGCACCATTTGATATTTATGTCAACAATCAAAAGATTGAGAAAAATTCTAAAATAGAAATTCCTCTTACTATTAAAAATTTATTAGATAGTAGTGTTACTTATGGCGGAGTTATTCATGATTGGAACAATAAACAGTTAATGGCCGATTCCGGATCAATCATTTCAGCGCAAGCTTTTAGCTACTCTATAGAACAAAAATTTAATGAATTATTTGATCAAACAAAAGATTATAATCAAGATGGATTATATTTTGATAAAGATTTTATTCTTAAAAATTATAATAGTTCTAAAATTAATTTTAAAAAGACTATTGAATTCAAAAATAATAATCCTATAAAATATCATATAATCGATCATTATGGAATAAAATCGGGTCAAGTAACTTCAGAAGATCTTAAAGACATCGTTGCTTATCAATGTCCATCTTCATTAGAAACATATTTTTATGATTCTACCGGTAAACAGAAATATATTGGAAATTTTGGGATAAACGACGGTTTTATTATTTTTGATGTAGGTGAATAATTTATATGACATACGAAGAACAATTAAAACAAATTCGTGATAACGTAATTAAAAATATTTATCCGACTATTCAACAACAAGGTTCTTCGAATACTATGATTACTCTTCATTGGACAGCTGGTCATTACGACCAGTTGTTCGATGATTATCATATGTGTATCGATGGATCTGGTAATGTGCATATAATGCAAGATTTAGATAATCGTGCTAGTCACTGTTATCGTGAAAACACTAATAACTTTGGCATCTCGGCATGCTCTAATTATGGTTCCGAATTAAATGGCGACGGCTTTACAGGTTATTCCACATACGTGCCAGGTGCAGAACCAGTTAATGCATTACAACTCGAAGCAATGGCGACCGTAATTTATTTATGTTGCGTATCTTGGGGCTTGCCGTTAAGTCGAGTATTTACTCACGGTGAACGCTGCTTGGCGCGTCAAGATTTATACGATTACCCGGCAGAACGTTGGGATCTCGATATTCTTGTACCAGAATGCCATACTCGTACAGAAGATGGTTTACATACTGCTGGCGGTAACTGGATTCGTAACCGTGCTCGTGAAATTGCTAAGATGAACGGAATTAATTATTTGTAATAAGGAAACACTATGTCTATTATTTCTGAAATTGCACAAGGTCTTAGTTCTATTCTTAAGAAGAACCAAAAACCGGTTATGCAATATGCTGAAAATATCGCTCTCGTAGCCGAAGTTCCTTTCGATAAAGAAAAGGTAAATCAGTGCCAAGGGTTTACATATAATCCTCAAACAGAAAAATTTATCGTAGCTTGTATTAATGCTGATAGTACGACACAAATCTTATATGAGTTAAATAAAGATTTTACTGTCGCTCGTAGTGTTGAGAATACTGGAGCCGATAAACTTGGCCATTGCAATACTTTATTCTTTGACGGTAAGGTTCGTGCGACTAACGGTGCTGCTAACGGTAATCGAATTTATACGATCGACGACAATTTAAATCCAGGTGAATATAAAGATTACACCGATAATTTTTATAACGTAGCATATAATCCTGTTACCGGTCAGTATGCTAGTATTCTTCCTGGGACTGATAATAGTACGAGAAAGATTCGTATTTATGCCGACAGTAATTTAACTGATGGTAAAGAATATATTGTTACCGTAAATGAAAAAAATAACGATTCTAACGGCGCTTTATTTGTCGGTAATAAAATTATATTCAGCTTAATGAGACGTATCGTAGAAGTCGAAATTAGCGATAATACGGCAACTATCGTACGCGAGCTTGAGTTCGAACCGAAAGCCGAGATCGAAGACTTTGCACTCGTTAACGGTGCTATCTATATGACGGCAAATAGTCACGATTATATTCGTATTTATAAATATGACTTTGCTCGAAGCTACTTTAATAATATTAATAACGACTTTTTAAATAACGGTATCGTAGTCGGCAACCAAGTCGGTTATCATGGGCAATCTGTCGATAAAGCTACTAATTATGTTATGGCTAAAATTAATGCTAACAATAATTTAGAAGTCGGCGATAAACGTAACCTTACGACTATCTTGGGTAAGGAATTAAAACACTATAACGGCACTAATTCTTATACGGTACTTACGACATATCATTACGATAAAGCAATTTATAATAAAGTTAAAACCGATGAACTCTTCGTTAAGAAAACAGAGCTTCAAAGTTTAACTGGCAATAAACGATCTCTTAACGTCGTTACTGAAGGCGTCGATAATACAGGCGCAACTGACGTTACAGCTAAGTTAAATGAAATCTTTATGAAGGCGAACGCCGAAGGTTATACAGAAGTTCTCTTTCCTGACGGTACTTATAAGATTAGTGACAAAGTAAAAATTATTTGTCCTCAAGATCGCAGTAAAGAATTAGTCGTTAAATCTGAAACATTGCATGGTGCCGTTATTAATTGTGATTATGACGAATCTAATTCTAGTGTCGATACTGTCGGCTTTATTTTAAGTTGTACCGACGATAACAATGGCGACCATCATGATGTTTATAATACGACTATCAAAGACTTCTTCTTTAAAGTAGCAAGAGAAGATATTAGTGGTAGCTATATTAAATTTATAAATGACGATAATAATCTCGATATGCGTCATTATAATCTTGTCTTAAAAAATATGAAGATGGCTAATGCCAAAGACGGTCAAGGTCAAAATATTGATTTGAGTCGTGAAATACATTATTCTACGATCGACAATATTATTTGCGATTATGGTCAATATGCTATACAAATAGAGGCTATAGATGGCGTCGGTATCAAGATTAGCAATGTTATTTCTAATAACTGTAACATGGGTATTTCTTCTTATTCTTATGCCGATATCGATAATGTAACGATTCATTATAGCGATGATTTTGATTTAGCTAATGCATCGTCCGTTATGCTTTATACTAATAAGTTAAGCAATCTTAAATTGACTGGTCGCTGGAATCTATCGACTAATCTTCTCGATATAAATGCTATAGCTTCTACCGAATTAAATAATATTACTTTGGATATTACGCATTCTGGCGAATCACAATATTTGCCAGACGGAGACTATCCAGTTCCATTTATTAAACTTGAATCTCTTAATGAAGACAAAGCCGAGATCAAAGTTAATAATTTAAAATTCCCTAACTTTGTTCAAAACTTTACGGCTCTTACCGATCGATATTTATTCTCTTGGATCGATTCTCCTATATTATCGATTGCTCCTAACGGTGTTGAAGAATCTGATAAATTAAAGTTATTTACTAACTTAGGTTCTACCGATGAATATGGCGCTAAAGGTTATGTAAATAGACGGTTCGAAGTTCGTGCCGAAGAAAATGCTAAGACACGAGTTTTCGTCGGTCGAGATCGTACGATTCGGGAAATGAAGCCTAATGATAAAAATCAACTTTTCCAAGAAGAAGGTTCTGCTATTTATTTTAATGCTAAAGGCTCTCCTCTTACTGATGCTAAAGATAACGACTATAGTCACTACTCTGCCGGTGTTTCCGGTGATGTGTATATCGAATCAGATCCTAAGGTTACCGGTCATTTAGGTTATGTATCGACATATAAATATACGACCAATACAGAATACGTTCACGATAAACCGACTACTGTTGTTAACAATGGTGACCGTACTCTATCGATTGGGTTCGATGTATATCCGACATGGCAAAACGGTTCTCATGCTGGTAAACCAGTCGGAGTTGGAGCCGAATTAGGTGCGTTAGGTAAAGGTAATTTCCCTATTATAGAAGCAGATCCTACAGCTAAAACAATGAAGCTTCACATTCCGGAAGTTTATAAAGCCGATGTTGTTAATGCTCCTAGCGACTTCAATATGGAAGTTTATTTTATACCTGGTAATAATCTTAATACTATGTCTAATATGACATACGAAACTATTCCGGTTATCCATTCCGGACCGACAGAAAATCGTCCGACTGAACATTTAGTTGTCGGTCAACAATATTTCGATACAACACTCGATATGCCAGTATTTTGGAACGGTACTAAATGGGTCGTTAATGCTGCTGATGTCGGGGATAAATTAAAAGATTATGTTCGCATCGACAAACTTATGGCAACCGATGTTACACAAGCTCCGGCGTTTGCTGGTCAAATGATAATAGTTAATGATACGCTTTATGTTGCAGAGTCTACTGAAGGCCCTGGATCTTGGCGTATCATCTCGTTACAACCTAACGATCATTTATAATAAAGATATATCCCCGTACTTAGTGCGGGGATTTTTTCTGTAATATAGTAGTATATATTTTAAATCTACGAAAGGACATATTCATATGCCAGAAACTAATATATACGATTATGAGTTTAGCGTCCGCGAAAGCGAGCCTAAACGTGCCGAGATGCTTAATCGATTGAAAGACAGAGTACAGCATGTCGACAAAAAAGAAGTTATCTCGTCCGACGAGTATGTCGAAGGCGAATCTGGCTTTAGCGAAGATAAAGCATTAAGTGCTTTTCTGTTAAATAAATTATTTCTGTCTAAAGCTAAGCTATTAAAAGATCATTATACGAAAGATCAAGTCGACGGTTTGTTGGGCGATCTTATCGCTAAATATTATTTAAAAGATCAGATCGATTCGATGTTAAATAATTTAAAAAATGAATTGAAGTCGTCTTTAGATAATGCCGGTAACGGAACACTAAAAAAACTTAACGATCTTAAAGGAGAGTTATCTAAACATAGACAACTCGAAGAGTTGGACCATCCTGATGCTAGTGTTACGACTCGTAAGTTACGAGATCATTCTGTTACGAAAGAAAAACTTTCCGGAAGTTTAACGACAGAGTTAGATAATAAGTTAAATAAAAATGGCGACACTATTACTGGTCCTCTTAAATTTGCTTATAGTAATCCGATTCTTATGGAAACAGGCCCCGGCACTGGCAAATACCATCGTATCGGTTCTGGATCTACGCTGGAAGAAATTGCGCAAGGTAAAGCTCATCTCGATTTAGGTGATTACGATGGCAATACTTACGAAACTAATTTATGTTGTGTTAGTCGTCCAGGTTGGTATAATTCTACGACAAAAAAAGTTAAACAATTTGCTCTTCAAGAAGAAATTGATGCTTTAAATAATAGAGTAAATAATCTTCCTAGAGGTGGTAGTTCTGCTACATTTGCTAAGATTTCGTCTAATAAAATTTGGAGCGGTCGTGTTACTGTTAGGAATAGTGGAGGATCTCGTTCTAAGCCAAAATTTAAGGTTTGCGATCTTCCGGCAAACTGGGATCAAATTATCGTTTATTCTTCTATTCAACAACGAGCATCTGATAATGATAGCGGTTGGTATCACTATTGGACAAGTTGTTTTGCTATTTTAATAAAAGGCATAGCAACTGACGTTATTGCTGGTTACCAGGGAGAACAAGAAGTAAAATCTTTCTTTGTCGAAGGTAATACTTTATATATGCGTGGTCTCACTCCAAATGGCGACGACGTAAGCGTATTTAACCTTTAATTTTTATCCTTCATATGATATAATAATACTATATTATATGAAGGATTTTTTTATTATGGAGGAAATAGTATGAAATATCCACGAGCTGCTATGGTTCATAAATTTTTATTTATGATGCTAGTTGAACTAGCTCCTTATACTCGAGGTACGCTTAGTTTTTTATCGATATCGCACGAAATGTTTCGCTTATTAATGGATATCGTAAGAGACGAACACAATATACCGTTATATAACGAAATGCAGTCGTATGCTTTAGATTATCAAGGTATTATCGATAGAGAACATACTAATTATGATATTATAGGTAAGCGAACTAAGGTACTGATTATGATGCTCATTAATTCGTTCTATATGTTTAATAGGTGTGATGAACGATATTTTAATCTTTATAAGGATAAAATAAGAGGAGTACGAGATGTTAAATTCTTTAGATATACGCAATATTGAGAATTTCAAGCTCGATATCATTCATTATATTGCGACTCTCGTATATAAGACGTGGTGGACTTCTAAACATTATAATCGACAATATTATGAGGTGGCCGATATCTATAATATATCGGTGCTTGCGCTTGCCGATTTTATTCATAGCGATTATTTAAAACTTGGATCCATTAGTTATACTTCTATTCATTATTATATTGTAGATTGTAGCAATAAAAAGATGCTCACAGAAGACGAGAAGAAGATTATCGAACTCAGTATTTTATATTATAATAAATATCGACAAGATAAAGATTTAACAGGTATAATAATTAAACAAATGAGGTTAGATAATGGATTATTATGAAACTAGAGTATCGTTAATATTTTATTTGTACAGACTTGTGGATGAAGATTCTTGGCGGCTTAATAATAATTTAAATAAATTTCGTGTCGTATCTTATTTATATAGAACATTATTGGACGTGTTGTCCGAGTTCGTTAATGTGCGTTATGGTAATCTTAGCGATGCAAATGAAGAAGACGTAAGAGAAATTATTACCGACAGCGCCTATTGCTCCTTGCTAAAATTCAAAGACGAAAAAGCACTTCATTATATAAAAATTACGTATCTATTATATAATAATATTCGTGATCTGCCATGGAACTTATCCGATAAAATTTGTAAAACAATACGAGAAGGAAAATATGAATGCCAAAAATAGAACGATAGCCGTACTTAAATATATAAACTCTATAGAATCAGCTAAATCTCGGTATATAAATAAAGCTTCTGAAAATATAGTCTGTACTATTTATTATATTTATAAAGATATAATAAGAGAATTATCGCCTGATCATCACGTATTAAAAAATGTTAGTCCTATTAGATCACATCTTTTAATTCAACAAGATACAAAATATATTTTACCGGAAAAATATCGTAAATTGATTACGTTAATTTCTTTTTATTATCGTCCAGGGTCCTTTTTTCCTCTTGTCGAAATGATAATAGAACGAAGTAAAAATTTGTTTGGAGGAAAGTTATAGATGGACAGACAAAAGGGACTTGTCGAATATATATATAAACTTATTAATTCTAATTTTCGATATAGAAAATATAAGATACACGATAAAAGTTTCGTCGTGCATTTCGTTTATAATTTATTTTATTCTATGTTTAAAGCATCTTATCCAAGAGATAGAATACAGCCGATTGCGTCGAAATTTCATTTTAATCTCGTTATGACTCATAAAGCAAAAAATAAATATTATCCGTCTAAAAAAGAAAAGAAGATAATAAACGTTGCATTATTTAATTATAACGCAACTGAATATAATAATTCTAAGTTAAAAGATCTTGTCGATCTGGCTCAGCATTATATGGAGAAATTTAAATAATGAGTATTACTAAATATCTTAACGAAGAGGAATACGATATACACTGCGCTAAATTAAAAGAAAATATGATACTTTATATAAATCAGTTTCTTCACTTAAATCATTGGAGGATTAATTATCCATCAGATTGTTACGTTATGATAGCTGATATATATAATATAGCACATCGTTTATTATACGATTTTAAAGATGGATGGTACGATCATTTATCTGATACGAACTTTGTCGAAGTTAGTGAATATGCTAAATATTCTAAAAGTCGAATACCGTTAGCCGACGATGTTAAAGTTTTCATTCAGGTCGTTATATTATATTATTTTAAATACTTCGAAAATTCTAATTTTATAATTATATATAATAAAATACTTGATGGCATGTGTGAATTTTATGATACGTCAGTAGTATTGAGTAAAAGGATTTAAATAATGACTGTAATGAACGGCGCTCGAGAAATTAAGATAGTATTATTTATACGCAAATTAATTAAAGAACATAAAAAATATATTAATTATCGTGTTCAGGACGAAGGATTTCTCGTTTTCATGGTGTTTAATTATTATTATGAGGTCATGAAACGGATTCATCCTAAAGCACAAGTATGGCAGCTAAAAAATACATTCGACGTATGTACCGTTATGCGACATAAGAAAATAAAATACAGATTAAGTAAAGAAGACAAACGATGTATCCTTATAGCTTTTTATTTGTTTGACGCAGTCGAATATAATAAAACGTTAGTCGATCATGTTATCACTGATATATTTAAATTAAGAAATTAACCCGTGGCGACCCGGACTTTACGGAGCCACGGGTATTTTTCTATCTTATTTTAACGTACATATGTTCGCTATATAAGGGAAATTTTTGTGGTGTATATTTTTTAGGAGATCTTTAGGTTGATGTGTTTTGTGCAAAACACTTTTTTACTTTCTGTCTCTCTCTTTTTTTATTTTTGATTTATATGATTTGTATTATCAATAAGGTTTGCTAAATGAGAAAACCCTATATGGGAGTAAAATTTAAAATTTTTCAGACGGGGTAAGTGTTTTATATATAATCGGTCTCGGAGCTAAAGTTCGCCCCCCCTGCTTTGATTCAGGGTGTTATTCGAGGGAGAGCTGGGCCTCGAGACCGTGCAGACATACATGTCGATGTCTGTCTTTTAATTATTAGTCTTGGGAAGACATTAAAAGCAACCAGGAGGATTAAAATGAAAAAACAAATCGTAGCAATCTTAACAGTAATGGTAGTAGCAACAGGTGCAACAATGTACGTTGCAACACCAACTCAGCCAGAACGATACGTCGTTCACACTGTTTCTTATGGTGAAACAATGGAGTCAATTATAAAAGACTCCAATGTTAATTCTACTGTTGACTACAGTATTAGAGATGCTGTATCAACAGCAGTAGCAGAATCTAGTAAGATGGAAGGAGGTGCAACAAGTCGTCAGATCAAACCTGGCGATAAGATTGCAGTACCAATCTATCGTTAGTAAACATAGTCCAGCTGTATGACTATAAACTATAGCTAAGTATATCATTGTATGTCATAAGGAGGAAAAGATCATGACAACAACAACTTATTTAAATTTAGAAACATTGGCAATCGAAACAAAGAATAGTGTAAGAGATTATATGGATCTCTTGGATTCTGCCCAAAAGTATTATGCTAAGAAAGGCATAAGAACAATGAAAGGCAGAACAGGAGATGTATGTTTCTTGCAAGAAAGGGAATGTAGAAACATTCTCATGCTCGCAACAATGGATAACTATAGCAAGCGTGATCTCAAGGTGGTGACAGATAAGATAATGTCACTGCCTTACTACGCAGTGGCACGAGGCTATGTGCCAGGCGTATTCCGCACATGGTCTCAGTGCAAAGACTCAACTGACGGCTATACTGGCAGAAAATATAAAAAATTTGCCGGCAGAGAGGCTGCCATTCAATTCATGGAGGATAACGGAGCTCCATTGGTGAGCTACGATTATCTAACAAAATAACACTGTTTGTCCGAAATGACATTAAACTATTTTTTATGTTTCATTTATGGAGGAGAAAATAATGAATAGACAAGTAATGAATTTTAAATTAAGTGAATTTGCAGCTACTGTTAAAAGTCAAAAAGGAGGAAAATGGACTCAATTCTCAGCAACAAAACAGCAATTAAAAACTGCTAAATTACGCTTATTAGCACTAACATCTAAAACGAGCCATATGGCTATTGTAGGATACAATGTAACTGGTGCAATTGAAGAATCAGATGTTGCACCAGCAGCACAAATTATCACAGGAGAAGGTGAAATTAGAGACACAAATTTTGTGTACACTAACCAATCTTTAGCCTATGTAGAAAATATTATTCGAGACTGCATTGTAGTTTCGTATAATTTTGAAACAGATGAAGAAGCTGCTGAAGATTACACTATTGAAGGCGTTGAATATGCAACCATAGCAATGTCTGCAGCATCTCTTCGTAACGGCAAACGCTTGATTGTGCCAAAAGATCGTCTTGACTTTTGGTTACCAAAAATTAAGAAGGCCAATAATGGCATAGGTTTCTTTGATCACATTGTTGAACTCAGTGTGGGTAAAGCGACTAAAATGTCGACCTACGCTAACTTGTGGTCAGCAAATGGTCGGGAAATTAATCTAGATTTGTCTAAAGATTGTATCATGATATTTAATGATATGTCTTTAGGTAATGAGTCCGAATTGGATGGACAGAGTTATCATAACCATTGGTGGTTCTGCCGTGAATACGGTGTGCCTACCGATGTAAATGCATACTTACAAGTTCGTGTAAGTTCATGTACTAAGACAGGATCCACACCAATGAGAAGTATGAAAGAATGGTTCCAATTGGCTGCAGAGATCGAACAAGAAAATGTTCAGTCTTTAAGCCAAATTGATAAGGGTTACGATGGTCCGCAAAAGGTATGGATTGTCGGCAATCCATTAGGTGAGTTGGTCTATGTGACCGACTTCAACGGCTTTAAAGCTGTGCCTCAATTTATTGAGCCAGCTGAAAACAAATTTAAAGTTCTGCAGGTTATAAAGGCTACTCAAGCCACAACTTCAGGACAAATGTATCAGCACGATTTTAATTCATACATTCGTGACTGATTTAGGAGGAAGAAAGAGGTTAAGGATGAAAATTTTAAGTAACGAAAAGTTTATGTATTTAGTTGATCTACTTGTAGCTGAGGCAGTACAATGTCTAGAGTCATATAAACGTGGCTCTTTCGGCGGTACTGGCATTGAATGTGCTGTATTGGCCGATCCAAGATTAGCTGCTGATAATTATATCTTTAGCCATAAAGGTAAGGATATTGCTAAAAATGCAACTAAAAAAGTTAAGGATCTCAAGTCTCGCGGAGATAAAGATAGCCAATATCTTCGCGCACTTGGCGATCCAGGAAAGATGTTTGGCATAAAACTCGTAAAAGATAACGAGATTTATGTAACAAATAAGAAAACATTGAGACATAAAATAGCTGTCTTAATGCGTTTCCCATGCTCTTCTGCAGGTGAAATGCTTAAAGCAAGAATCATTTGCTTTGACACAATTAAAAAACGTGTTGAAGCTTATGTAAGAAAAGGCAAGCTAAAACAGTTTCAAGCAAAAATGATCTTGAATGTATTTAAAAATCTACCAGAATCTGTTTTCATCTATTCTGGCAGTACATATGTGAAGGGTCTATTAGGCGGCATGGATAACGATACAGATGGCTGTATGGTTATGGTTGGCGAAGACCTTAAAATCTTCGAAGGCCGCAAAAGCCGTTCTGTCGATATCCCGGACGAATTAGGCGCGAACGTGTCTATTCGTTTTGCTAATTTGTCTGAGCTGATGACAGGTGTATACTTGGCATCACTTGCAACAGGTAACACTGCTGTAGGTGTATTCTGTGTATACAATAGCTGTGCATCCACAGTACTACAAAACTTAAGAAATAAGAAACTTGTTAAAAAGCTACAAGATAATATTGCAGCTGAATATGGTAGCGATCATGGTAACGCTCCATATGAACGTCATTATGACAACCATAGTGATCTTACTATGGACGAAGTAATGAATAAAAAGATCGAGAAAATGACTCTCGATTTTGTTGGTTCTGACAGATCTGAGCAATCTATTAAGAATTACTTATTAGATTGCTTGTCTGTCGCACCTGCCGTTATCGGTATGATTATCGATAGCGCAAAAACAGGTTTAATAGTATTCGATCCTTTGTGCTTCTTGCTTAAAGATATCGAACAAGCTCGTCGTAATTATAGCCCTACTATTATTTGGAACGAACAAATTGCTCGTTTCGAAGTAGTAGAACATAAAGTTTTCAATAAAGAGGAGAAATAAAATGAGAACACAAAAAGTAGAAAAAATGGTATTAAAAGATGCGTTGTATAATTTGCAATTAGAAGCTGCAAATCGTGCAGTAGAATTGTTAAATAAAGAAGTAGAACAAATGGGCATTAAGCCTGGCTACAAGAAATTAGAAGCCACTAAAGGTTCCTTGTTCGAGATTCTTAATATGACGTGCGATGACCTTAGAAGAGCTAAGTCATTGTCTATTAAGGGATTCAAAGTGGAGGGTGCATTCTCCAAGGCAAAACCTTATGTTGCAAATATGATTAGAACATTTGTAGGTGAAGATAAGAATGCATTCCAAGAAAGTAAAAACGCTGGCTTCAATTTTGCTAGCACAATCTTGGAATATGAACTTATCATGGATGCCATGATAAGTGGCACTCTTTATCGTCAAGAGCAAGGTTTAGAGCTCAAAGATTCTCCACTATTTCGTCGTTATGATGTATTCGGCACAGATAAAATGTGTCAAAACATCGTTGACGGTGATGAAGTAGAATTTGTAAACGGAGAATCTGCTGATGGTCGATTCTTCACAGATCGTATTGTTAACGGAGTACGCCCTGTATTCCGTGATGATTTTGGTGGATTATTTACTGTCGTACATTTGATGGAAGTAATTGAAGAGCCAGTAGACGAAAATAAATTTGTTGTTCGCGTTACTGGCGCTCAAAAAGCTATGGAAAATGCCAAGAATATCTTTATGGCAAAAGATCATGGCTATAGGTTCTATTTACTTCCAAAAAGCAAAGGCGGCAAAGGGGATGGCTTATATGTTATTTCTGAAAAGAAAGAAACTAAAGGCCAATTGGTAAAGGTATGTGATTGCGAAATTCCTGGTAATAAAACATACCTAGAAAAGTTCTGCGGAGAGATTGTATTAGATGAAGCAATGTTTAATACGATCGAAAAGGAAGGCTATGGTAACGATGTACATACTATTTGCCTCCTCTGCAGAAAAGCATAATGCATCCCCCTTCGGGGCCCGTTAGGGATTAAGGCAAAGAATATCCAACATTTTCTCCTTAGTCCTTAACGGTTGTCTTTCTTTATTTTTTTATCCAGTGTGAGGTTTGCTATCTAAGGATAGTAGGGCTCCGCCCCGAAATTTATTATGAGGGAAATTCTCTCTCATTATTATATTCATGGCGACCGTTCCCATGTAAAAATACCGGCAGAGGAGATTATCATGTTAAACTTCAATAATTCTAATATCGTTAAAACTTTAAATGCTTTGTTGATGCGCGATAGCGGTATCAACAGAGTAAAGTTTAATTCTATTTTCTGCAATGATGTAGAGAATGGAATATTCAGCTTCCAGTTTTGTTGCGGAGCTAATATTGATGACTATTGTCCTGGTGATGATATCACTAGAGAAGTAGTTGAAAAGTTAGATAATTTGGGGCGCTCAAAGCAATTTGAAAAAGCACTCAAACTACTATCTAAATAAAATTAATCGTATTTAGTTTATGGATTTATATCTGTAGCTAAATACGATTTTTTTTAAAAAGTTTGTCCGGTGGCAGTCGCCCGCATACGGGACCATATTCGACTCCTGGCGCTCATGACGGGTTCGCTATCGCTCAGGTCATTTCGTCTCTAGTCGTCGAATATTCGACTGTCACCTTTAATATGTATTTCGGCGTAGTCCTTAATACATTCTTTATTTAAACTTATTTTTTAATTTAATTTAGCGAATCCGGCGGATGATGTTTATTAGTGTGACCTTGCCCCGCCGGGGCGAAATTTTCTTTGAGGGAATTTTTCTCTCAGTACTTTATTCTTATGAGGAGGAAACATCATGAAGTACATTTTCTTTGGCGAGTTATATAAAGATACGATTATCGAGGCCGGCTCTTATAAAGAGGCCTATGATATCATCGTAGATGAATTCTATACCGATTGTGTTTGTGCTGGTTGTAAGGCACAAACTGCAGGTATAGAATTTATTGAGATTTCGGCGTGGGCCGAGATTTGGGACGAGGAAGAAGAACAATTCTTTTCATATGAACGTCATCCTATGTTCATATGCGAGGAAAGCGACTATAAAAAACTTCCTCAAAGTTTCTTGGATTTATTTAAATAGAGAATTTAGTGCCACCTATTTTACGGCCTGGCACTTCTCTCTTTATTTAAACTATGCCACTCCGTGGCGAAATCTCTTTTGAGGGGCTTCCCCTCATTCTAGTATTCAACATATAGGAGGTAAAAATTATGTTGACAATTACTTATCTTTATACTTTAAAATTAAACAATGCTTACTTGAGCATTTACTCTGAGGACAGCACTATGTCCGTTCTTAAAGAGTACCCTGGTGCTCAGCTTGTTAGTAAAAATGAAGTTGGCTATAGAATGGTTATGGCTGACTAATCTAATTAATTATAAGGGCGTTAGATAAATGACTATTTAACGCCCGCATCATTCGTTCAAAAAAGGAGATTATCATGAACGCAGTTAAGTCTTATTTAAATACTTGGTATGCAGTGTCCCCTTGGACATATCGTATTTGTTTCTTTGCTCTAGGATATAGTATTGTATCTTTATTTATTTAACAGGAGGTCTATCATGGACAAAATTTTAGTTGCATTAGATAAAAAGTATAATGAAAGCCCTTGGTTATTTAGAATTTTCTTCTTTATGCTCGGTTATGTATTGACTGACCTAGTTGTAAAGTTGAATAGAAAATAATTAATTCAGTGTGGTGAGGGAGAAGTCGATATCACATCATATCGCTTCTTCCTTTTTCTATTTCGTATAATTTACGGCTTAGTACCTTCCGACATTCGGTCGGCTCCGCCACGAAATTTTCTTTGCGGGTCTTGTTATTTTGATAAATGGCATAGTTCCAGAAAAAACCTCTTTCTTGAACTCCTATACACAAACAATCCTAACTAACGGGACTGTGCCATTTATCCAGGTAGCAATATCTGGTTCTCCTCCTCTCTACTACAACTGTCGTCGGTGAAAACTAGACGACGGCAGTATCGAGTATACTAATTAATATAATATATTAGTATATTGGATACTGTCTTATAAGGGAGGCAGTAATTTATTTAAATAATGGGATATCCGGCCCTCATCGGATTTTTTAATTAAGGAGGCTATATCATGGCTAACATTATTGTAACAGCAGTTTTGGGTGGTACTAAATTGGGCGGTTTCGCTCGAGGTTTCGTTGCTTGGGGCAAAGAAAACGTGTCCAAATTGGAGAAACGTGAAGGTGCGTTCGTTCCAGTTGCTACCTTGCATACTGCAGATATTATCAATCTTTTGGCGGAACGTTCCGCTAACTACGACCAAATGATTGGTCAATTAGTATTACCTGATTCTGTAGCTATTAAAACTTATCAATTGATGGGTTTATTGGCTAAAGGTAACGATGCAGAAGAATCTGCAGAACAAGCAACTTCTGAGTACGATACTCCAGAACATACAGTTGCTTATACTCGCTTGGCAGAAGCATTAGAAGCTAGTAAAACAGCTGGTGTTCAATTGCGTATTACTCGTCAATCCGAACTTAGTGGTTTTGATATCACAGTTCCAGAAGGTGTAGTAGTCGAAGAAGGTCAAGTATTGAAATTCGTAGATGGCAAAACAGCTGAAGGTATTACATTCACTAACGGCATGAAAGGCAACTATGAATATCCAGTTGCTACTCGCCATAATGGCGATTTGTATGCTCGCCGTCCTGAAACTGCATCTAGTCGTGCAGTGAACGCATTGGCTACAAAAGTATTTAACTTGGTTAGAGAAATCCCTAATCGCAAAGTTGAATCTGTAGACGGTGTATTTTAATCTAAAGGGGGCCGACATGGCTCCCTTATTTTTTATTTAAATAAGGAGGAACCATAGAATGGCAACTTTTAAATTAGTTAATTCCAACAAAACAATTATTGATTATATCAGTGAGAAGGCTATCGAAGAATTCGGTGCCAGTGTTACTCCTGATGAAGAAAATAATGCTATTACAGTAGAATGTGCAGACGATGTCGTAGAAGATATTCTCTCTGCATATAAGATGGCCAAATTTAAAGCTACAACCGGTGGATTAGTTAACTGGGGTGGCAAAAAGATTGGTACTGTAGCTGGCGTCGCAAAAGACGCTGGTATTGGCGGTATCAAGATTGTTAGTAAGGGATTGTTCGGTGGCCTTAAAAAGGTTGCTGAATTAGGCATTGGCGGAACATCCGTCATTGTCGATGAAGCAAAAGCTAGTTGGGGCGAATTGACTAAGTCTGATGAAATTCGTTCTATCAAAAAGAGCTTTGGTTCTACTGGTAACAATAGCGATGATATCGTTATGGTTACTGGTGAACAACAAGCAGAAGCCCAAGGTTAGTTAAAAGAGTTTAGATAATGGAGCACACGGGAGTGGGTCGCATCTGTTATCTAAACTCTTATTTTATTTAAATAAAATATAATAGCTTTTAGTTAGGAGTATCAATGGCTCCCGACTAAAGCTATATTTTTTTGATGCGGAGTCCTGTGTATAGAATTCCGGCTTGCTCTTAAAAAATTATTTTAATATATACATATATATTGAAGCATGATTTTAATACAGTATATATGTATGTACTAAAATTATTTTTTTTGATTTAATATGTTGCATATGTGACATATTTAATTGGGTGGCTATGATTACTTATAGCGTGAAGTTATTAACGCTTGGTAAAGCCACACGAGCGCCCTATAAGCGAGCGCCAGCGAGCGAATTAAGTTTTTGTTGTAGATCAGGCCGAGCGACAGCGAGGCCGTTATTAAATATTCTCTTGTTGTCTTCTCTTATTAAGAGAAGCAAGCATATTCATTTTATTTATTTAAATGCCGAGCGGTAGCGAGGCAGTATACAATCTCTTGTTACTTCTCTTTTAGAGAAGTAAGTAGTTTATTATTTATTATTAGAGTTCTCTGTTATCTCTCTTGCTAAGAGAGTAAGTGTGTATTTTATTATTTATAGTAGAGCGAGCGAAGCGAGCGTATAGTATTCTTTGTTATCTTTCTTCTCAAGAAAGTAAGTATTTATATTTTAT